GAAAACCCTCTTACCAATGAAAAGAATTTTGCTTCAATTGCGGGCATACCAGTTGTGTTTACCGAAAACACTGGCGATGTAAAAGAGAAGAAAGCCGTTCTTGATGACAACATTAGAAAGTACGGCCTTAAAGAGCTGATAATTGAAAATGAATTCATTACAGACCTTGACCACGCCCAGAGGTTGGCTACTTTTATTATTGACAAAATGAGTGAGCCAGTCCCCATTATTAATTTAAACATCACTCCGATACCCACCATGCAATTAGGGGACCGAATACGAATATCTTCAATGGATTCTTTTGATATAATAGATGGAGACTATTGGGTTATAAGCTCTGACTTTAGCTATAGCGAGACATTATCTCAGTCAATAGTTGTAAGGAAGGTGGTTTAATGGCTTCTAGGTTCTCCTCTGGAATTTCCGAGGGTTGCATATTATTTTTTCAAGGTGGTCATGATCACAATGGTATATCTTCGTCATTAATAGATACAGCCAGTTATTCAATTTATGACTTTGTTGTCGGGAATGTTGGGTCATCAAGCAGACAGGCTAATCAGCAAAAGAATTTTGATAGCTTGAAATCTGTTATTTCAAACATAGTTAAAACAGATGTGCTCGGGCCATCGGGTGTTCGGTTGAATCCTAACTCAATCCAGTCGATACATATAGAAGCCGGTGCTGTTACGGCTAGTGAGCTGTCTGCGAATATTGTATTGGTTAATAATATTATTAGAAGCAGTAATTTCGATGGCAATGTCGCAGCTAATGGTTCAATAACATCAAATGGCACTGTGGGTTGGGCAATATCTGGTGACGGCTCAGCTGTTTTTGATTCTAGTTATATTCGTGGAACAATTACAGCTGGGGCTGTATCAACGCCTGGAATTGATATTGACGCAAACGGGAATCTGACTGCCAATGCTTTTTCGCTTTTTGGAAATGGTGCAATCGTAACATCAAGCGGCAATTTTAGCGTCAGTGCTGGCGGGGCTTTATCCGCAACTGGCGCAAACATTAGCGGGCAAATAGACGCGACATCGGGAACAGTTGGTAACTGGGATATCAGTGGGGGTAATATTATATCTTCAGATGGCAAAATTAGTCTTATTAATGATGATGGGGATACAGTAATTATTGCTCAAAGCGATATCGGGACATTTGCTTCATTAAATGGAGATGGCAGCATAATCGCACTTGAAGACGGTATAGAGACATCAATCAATGTCCCCTATGTTTTTGAGGGCGGGACTGTTTATACTTTTATAGTTAAACAAGTCAGTCAGCCTTTGAATGCGGTCAGGATAGCCCCTGGAAAACTTTTTGTAACAAGCCCAAGCGAGGGAATAGCATTAGATATGACTAACGGAATATTTTCAACTCTTCCAATCCAGAGCACCAGCACGGTTGAGATGGAGACGGGTCAGGTCAATGGTATAGGTATAATATATCCTGGAATTACAACTGGTCCAGGTACTGCTAATTATATGGGGCTTGTTTGGAATAACCCAGATATACGAGGAACAGTTGATAATGTCGTATCGGCTGTTCTTGGAACGGTGTCGGATGTAAGATCAAAGTCAAATATTTTAGATGCAGAAAATACTTGGCTAAATAAATTATATGATTCATTAAGGGTCGTATCTTTTAACCCAGTAGATTTGCTAGACGAAGAAAATCTGCACCTATACCCAAGAAGACTTGGCTTAATAGCTCAGGAACTTAATGAGATTCTGCCTGATCTAGTAGTTTCAGCAAATCCGTATGATGAGGAAGCTTTTCTTTCAGTCAATTATCTTGGGTTGGTCCCTTATTTAATACAAGCAGTACAGGATCTAAACAATCGTGTCAAAGAACTAGAAAGTAAGGTATAATAGATAAATGGCTTACGAGAACTACACTTTTGTATCATGGACAGACGGTACCCCAATCAGCTCAGACAGGCTTGCGCAGATGTCCATGAATATGGAACAAATTCGGGACTTCAATGATGCCAAGCCCGCAGGTGTTCTTGAATTTATACAATTAACAACAAACAATGTTGTTTCAAATGTTAGCAATACAGATACTCAAATACTAGCCTTAACCAATCCTGTTGGCGGGTCTGATCAAAGAGTGACAATACAGCCGAATAGGTACTACAAGGCTACTTGCGTATTCCCTGGGTTCACCATACTCGGTAAAGGCGCTGAGGACTGCAAATTAACTTTAAAAATATTTAATGCGGTCTCAAATGGGTACGCAGGAACTAGTCCTGTTATGGAATGGAACTTCACTCCATCTCCTCATATATTTTACAACACTGCGGCGAACGCTAATGTCTTGACAAGCGGGTCCACCTTCAAGCAAGATAGCGGGCGCGTTGGCGCGGGCACCTACTCTGTCTACCTAGAGTCAGGCGGCGGTCTTAATGCGAATTCATTTTCTGTCTCTGTCTCACGAGTTTTTGGTACATCTGGCGCAACAAACGCTCCTCAAGTTAGCGTTAATCCGACATCAACAGAAAAATTGCAACTTATTATTGAAGACGCTGGCGCAAGCGTATAGTCATGGGGCAACTAGCCTCTAGAAGAGATGACATTGAATGGTCAATAAGAAGTGTCTCTGGAGAGAATAATCCAAACTATGGCGGCGGAAAGTATATTGATGATAAAGGCTATGTTCGGATATTAAATCAAGAACATCCTTTTAGCATTAAAGGTTATATATACGAGCACAGGGCGGTGTTTGAGCAATATCTGGGGCGATTCCTGCAGCCATGGGAAACGGTGCATCATATTAATGAAATAAAGGCTGATAATAGAGTGGGCAACTTATATCTATGTACAGTGCCGGAACATAGCGCTGTGCATAGAGAAGGGAAGAAGCCAACTAATGAGCATCGTCAAAAAATGAGGGCAAATATGAAAAAAAGAAATAAAGAAACTAGAGATGGCAGAGTAAAAAAAATATAAAAACCCATTCTTGACAACATTCCTCATTCAACCGTGTATAATTAACCTTATGAAAATTTGCGAAGCTGATAACTGTAATCAAGAATTTGAACCAAATACGGCAAACCATAAATATGCAGACAAGGAGTGTCGTAGATCAATCGACAGTTCTGGTATCTGCAAATACAGAAGAGAGAAAGGTTTATTCGAAGTGCCTAAAGATCCATTAAGCGGAGAAATCCCTAATTCAGATGCTGAGCTAAGAGTTGCATTCACACGGCTTCAGCAGGAATACAATAAAGTAAAAACTAAGAATGATGATTTAGCTGATGCTATTTATCAAGCGGTGAAAGAAGACATTGCTAATAATAAATACAAGTCAGTTGCTAAGCCAGTCTTGACAAAAAAGAAGGGCGGAGAAGAAGTTGCCGTTGCTGTTCTTGCTGACTGGCAATTAGCAAAGATCACTCCTGATTATAATTCACAAATCTGTGAAGAGAGAATTAATCTTTTTGCTGAAAAGGTGATAGAGCTGACAAACATCCAAAGACAAGACCACCCAGTCAAGGAGTTGAGAATCTGGGCCCTCGGTGACATCATTGAAGGCGAGCTGATATTCCCGGGTCAATCTTTCTTGGTTGATGGCGGTCTGTATAGACAGATCACTGTTGATGGACCACGGATTATGAAAAACTTCATTAACAAAATGTTGGAGAACTTCGAAAAAGTAACATTTGTTGGAGTGATTGGTAATCATGGTTCTATTGGTGGTCGTGCTCGCAGAGACCACGATCCTGAAACCAATGGTGACAGGATGCTTTACCGCATCACTCAGCTTATGTTTGAAAAAGAAAAGCGGATTGAATTTAAGATTCCAGACGGTCGTGGTGAACGACATTGGTATGCTATTGACAAGATTGGGAATTATAAAGCAATGCTCTGTCATGGCGATCAGTTCAATAGTCTTTCATCATTTCATACTTTCCAGAAAAAAGCGTATGGCTGGAAGATTGGCGCTCTTGATGAGGACTTTGATGACATTTACATTGGGCATTTTCATACTCCAACAAAAATGACATTCAACACGGTGCAGTTGAGAATATCAGGCAGCCCTGAATCTGTGAACACATATGCAGCCGAAGTGCTTGCTGCCGCTGGAAGACCATCGCAATCGTTGTACTTTGTACACCCTGAAAAAGGAATGGTTACGGCGGAATATAATTGCTGGTTGAACTAATGCTGGTAAATAAAATTACTGATTTTAGGTGTGTATTTTGCGGTGGTAAGAAGATGATTGGATCTCAATACTATGCTATGCGCAAAAATTGGGTGGATGTTACATGTATTCATTGCGCTGATAGTAAGGATATTGAAGTCAGAAAGCTCAATACGATATTGAGAGCCTTTGACTTAAAAACAATAGAGGAGCGATATGAACTTGCAGACGAAGATCGTAGTAAATAAATTTTACAAATACGCTGATACCATAGTCAAGGTTAAGAAAATTGCAAAAAATTTAAATAAAGTTTATGTAATTGATTTGACCTCAAAAGAAGAAATGGTTCTTCCGTATGCGAATGCTGAGTTAATTATGCATAGGATATACACCATCGGTGAAGTCGCTAAGATTGTTGAAAAAAGATCAGACACTATTCGGAAATACGAAAAGCGAGGGTTGATCCCTAGTGGTAAGAAATTTAATGAAACTTGTAAAAGTTACAAAAATTGGCGCTACTATGAGAGGCAAGATGTTTACGATATGGTATCATTTTTTAACGGGAGGACTCCAGGGAGACCTCCTAGTGAAAAGCAAATTAATGTACAAGCAAAGATAATTAGAATATCCGAAAAAGTTAAACTAGGGAGTAGGTAAGTATGGCACAGTTAAATGAAAATCAAGTTGAGATTTGGGCTTCGGTAGGCATTACGAAGAACTTGGGCAACTATGAATCACTTCGTCTTGATGCGGGAGCGAGAGTAATTACATCCAGCATTGATGATGAAAAGTCTTGGGGTAAATTGTGGGATTCAATTGATTCACAAATTGAAGCAAAACTCCAAGAGCTCGATGCAGAGAAGTAAATGTCTCACTGGACTCTTCTTGCGCTGTGCGCAAAAGATCCCAACAGTCATTACTGGTTTTCTTACAATCATAAAGAAGTTGAGTACGCAAAGAAAGTTTGCTCATCATGCTCGGTAAGAAAAGAATGTTTATTAAACGCATGGGCGGTTGAGCATATTTTTGGAGTCAATGGCGGGTACTCAGAGTTCGATATCATGCTAGAGACTTGGAAGGAGGCTAAGAAAGAAAATGATAAAAACTGGACAAGATCTGATAAGATACTTCAAAAGTTGTTGCGAAAAGCAAAATAAACTTTTAATCCCTGACTCTCCTCGTCAAGAGGCGGTTGCTGATTCACTGGCAAACTTTTATAAAACAGACAATTTGGAATTGGGAATTGATAGGTTTGTAAAAAGTAAGCCAGGCCCATTTCTAATATTTGATTTTGCGATAGAGTCAAGATCCTTTATTGAAAAGGCAGAGTTTGATAAGAAATCTAGTGATAAATTTAAGTCAATAGTCGAAGAGACAAAGAAGAGAATGGAGATTGAGTGAATTACGAAGTAAGGCTTCTAAATTCCATTGTTGATACGCAAGACTACACTGGCGCAGTAAATGGCGGTGTTGAGAATGTATTTCTAGAGTACAGAGATGTGTGGAACTTTATTGTTTCTCACTATGAATCTCACAGCAAGGTGCCGTCAAAAGAGACTATTAAGCAGCATCATGGCGATTTTGAGTTCATCCTGACTCCAGAGCCCCTTGCTTATTATATTGATGAAGCGAAGAAAGAGTCTCTCTCTTATCAAACAAGAGGGATTGTCGCTAAGGCACACGGGCTCATCAATGAGTCAGGACCGAAAGAGGCGCTATCGTTTTTGATGGAAGAGACTTCTAAGCTTTATAAGTTCTCCTCTAATCTCAAAGACACTGATCTTGCTGGTGAATGGAAAGATCGGGCTAATGACTTGAGGGCGCGATCTCTTAACCCTAAGAAAATTGCTGGAGTCCCAAGTGGGATTGATGTTATTGACAAGGTGTTTGGTGGTTGGCAACCCGGCGACTTTATAGTACTGCTCGGTTGGACTGGTGTTGGTAAGTCATTCATTGCAAGACTATTCGCTGTCAACGCATGGAAAGCTGGCTACAGACCGTTGATCATTTCTCTTGAAATGAATAAGCAACAAGAGGGGCAGAGACTGGATACATTGCTAAACAATGGGGAAGGTCACTTTACCAATACCGATTTAATCAAGGCAAACCCAGGCATTGTCGATGGATATGAAAAGTGGGCTCAGAGTACATTTGACGGTAAGCATGCTATTCATCTTGTTACATCAGAGGGTCTTGAGACTGCTGACCAAAACATGGTGCAGGCGAAGATTGATCAGTATCACCCTGATATGGTAATTCTTGACTACCACAGCCTCTTTGATGATTCAAGCGGGGCTAAGAATGAGACCGAGAAAGCAAAGAATTTGTCTAAGGCATTCAAGAGGATTGCTGTTAAAAATGGTATTCCGATTATCGATGTTGCGGCAGTAACAATGTCGGAGGGACACTCTGAACGCCCGCCTGAGCTGGAAGAGGTTGCATGGAGTAAGCAATTGGCTTATGATGCCGACCTTGTTCTTGCGATCCATAGAGAGCCATCCTCGGACCTGTTCCAAGTAGTATCTAGGAAAGTTCGCCGCGCATCCCATTTCGGGTTCTATCTCAGATGGAACTTGGAGACTGGTAAGTGGGTGGAAGAGTGGGATATCTAATGACCATTATTGCCGAGGGAGAGGTTAATGATATTGAAACACTTAACAGGATACGAGGGTGGATTGAAGACGAGGCCCGTGGTAAATATGGTAATTTTGAAAAAACTACTTTAACAACAGATTATGATGCGACTAGAAATGTCTATCAATTTAAACTCCACATCTAACTCGATAGAGTCAGAGATATTGTCTTTGTTCAGCAGTTACAATGTTGCTGTTCAAAGCGCTACTGGCGAAGAGTTGAATGTTTACTGCCCGTTCCATAGAAACACCCATAGTGCCGCTATGTATATAAATGTAAGGACAGGACTATGGCAATGCTTCAACCCATCTTGCGGGAAGAAAGGTAACTTTAGACAGCTGTATTTCAACCTAACCGGCAAGGCATATAGTAAGCATGTTGAGCTAGACAGGCATAAATTAGATCGAGATCTCAATACATACTTGTACAAGGTGGATGAGGATCAACCTTTGTCCATTGAAAATCTTGAAATTGATTACGAAAAAGATATTTCATTGTTAAGAACAATGTGCGAAAGAGGCTTGGCGATAGATACAATGATGCATTTCGAGGTTGGTTTTTCGGTTGAGAAAAACAGAGTGACCATACCCGTTAGGTCTAGTAGCCATGAAGTCGTGGGGTTGATAGGGAGAGCTGTTGAGCCATCCCAGCAACCTCGGTATCTATACAACAAGGGCTTCAAAAGGGCTGATGTGTTATTCAATATCAACAACGCAAAAAATTATAATTCAGTTATAATTGTTGAGGGCAGTGTAGACTGCATGTTTGTGCATCAGGCTGGATTTCCAAATGTCGTTGCGACACTAGGCGCTGCTGTTTCAAAAAAGCAGGGCGATATGATAAGAAGATTTTTTGATAAAATTACTTTATTTTGTGATAACGATGAGGCTGGCATGGCGATGAGATATGCTATGATAGAGATGTGCCGAGGCAAAGAAATCTCGGTAGCAAGAATCCCCGAAGGAGTTAAAGACCCTGCGGAGATGACTAAAGAGCAAATAATAAATGCAATTAACAACAAAGAAATAATTATATAGGAGACAAATATGTCATTTCAATCATTAAAATCATTAAAGGACTTAGAGAAGTCCGTAACAAAAACAGGTACAAATACTGGTCCTAAGAAATTCTTTACGGTTCAGTCAGGACAGTCATACAGAATTCGATTCCGTCAGGAGTTAACAGAGGATTCTAAAAATTACAACGATGAGACTGGGACAGCAATTAATGTCCCCGTAATTACTTCCCCAATCAACTGGAAGTGGAGAGTAGCTTCCACTGCTGGCTTGGAAAAGTATAATTATCGTTGCTGGGGTACTGAGCAATCCGCAGTGGATAAGGCATGGAGACCAAAGCCTCATCTGCTTATCAATATTGCTGTTGAAATGGAGCCGGGTGTTTGGGAACCAAGAGTTCTTGACACGACTTTCAATCAACGCCATATTGGTTTAACTCTTATTGAGTATGCTAAAGAATTTGGCACCATCACGGATCGCTTTTATAAGTATTCACGAACAGGCTCCGCTGCGTCAGATACGAACTATTCGCTAATTCCGCTGGATTCTTCAGCTGAACCACAGCAAATTACGGATTTGCCGATGCACCAATTGGATACTGTCTACTTGATGCTTCCATATGAAAAGCAACAAATGTTCCTCACCACTGGTGAAATGAAAGACTCCTGGTAGTCCGTAGCACAAAGGGGAGGGCGCAAGCCCTCCTCTTTTGCATTTTTAAGCGTAAATTAAGGATGTAATGAAATTAGTAAATAAATCCATTGTATTGGATCTTGACGGGGTTATTGCCGACATAGACAAATCGGTCTCCAACTACTTGCAGCAAGATGGTTCAGTTGACGACCCCAGTTATGCTGAGTGGTTTACAACAAACACTAAGAGCCCAGAGGCTCTAAAGTTATTTGGTAATTCTCTTTTTTGGAAAAATATTAAGCCATTCTCTGACGCTTTTTTTCAAATAAACTATTGGGCTAGTATCGGTTATGAGATCAATGTTGTCACTGCGAGGCGACAAGAAGCTTCTGTTAAAGAAGCAATGCCTTGGCTGAATAAATGGCATATCGAGATACATGAAATATATTTTGCTGAATATGGTAAGAAAATAGACATTGTAAAAAATATAGATCCCATTTTTGTAGTTGAGGATAATCCTGAAGAAATAAAAGTATTAGAAAGTTGCGGGGTGAAATGTTTCCTTAGAGCTGCATGGTATAATCAGTCTAGTTGGAACGACTTTACGACCATTGAGTCCTTATACGATATTGATTTGGAGAATTTATGACAGACTTTGTTCACCTACATTGTCACTCTGAGTACTCACTGTTAGACGGTATGTCTACACCCGAGGAGATTGCTAAGATAACAAGCACCAACGGTCAGTTCGCCGCTGCGATTACTGACCACGGCACTATGGGCGGGGTATTGAAGTTTCAAGATGCTTGTGTAGCAAATGATGTAAAGCCTTTGTTTGGCATAGAAGCCTATTTCGTACCATCAATAGAATCTGACTCCGAGGATAGGAGTGAGCGCTTCCATTTGATTCTTCTGGCTAAGAATAACGAAGGTCTTAAGAAGCTATTCAAGATGAATCAAAAGGCTTGGGGTAGTAATTTTTACTATAAGCCAAGAATGGATTTCGCTCTGCTTGAGGAATTTGTTGATGGCGACATTATCTCGTTATCAGGGTGTATGGGTAGTGCTATATCCAAGGCAATTATGGCGGGCGATACTGCCCGTGCAGAGCAGCTGTCTGAAAGGTTTATAAAGATATTCAAGGATGATTTCTATTATGAAATGCAAGCTTGGAACCCAAAGGATTTAAATGACGGGTTAATTGATTTAGCAAACGCTTATAACAGACCTGTACTTGCTACGGCAGATTGCCATTTCCCTAGTAAGAAAGATAAGGGCTGTGAAGAGATTCTGCTGATGCTTTCTCAGTTCCCAGGCCTATCTGCCGCAGACCAGCGCCATGCTAAGGACCATGCCGATTGCTTGCACAACCCATCCCTAGATATGGTGGCGAAAATCAACAATATGTATCCTAACAGGCATCTTAGGTTTGATGAGATTAACCCGTATGTGGCTCATGCTGATGAGGTGGCTTCTTGGTTTAAAGATGCTGGGTATGATCGGCTTGATATTCTGGAAAATACGATGGAGGTTGCCGAGAAGTGTACGGCTCGGATGGAAAAGCGTAAGAATCTTTTGCCGAAGTATATGAAGGCGTTGGATTCGGATTATTATTTGTCGGAAATTACGCATTTTAGTTTGAAGGAATCGGGTTTGGATAGTGATGTGTATCGTCAACGGCTGGATGATGAGTTGTCGATTATTAAGCAGCTTGGTTTTGCGGACTATTTTTTGATTGTGTGGGATTTGGTGAAGTGGGCTGATGCGAATGGTATTGGTCGTGGTACTGGTCGTGGTTCTGTTGGCGGTAGTTTGATGGCGTTTTTGTTGAACATCACGGAAGTTGATCCGATTAAATATAATTTGTTGTTTGCTCGTTTTATTAATCCTGAGCGCAATGACTATCCGGATATTGACTTGGACTTTGAAGATAAGAGGCGTGATGAGATTAAAACTTATCTTGCTACTTGTTGGGGCGAGGATAATGTTGCGGCAATTTCTATTTATGGTACTTTCAAGGCGAAGAGTGCGGTTAAAGATGTTGCAAGAGTGCTGCAAGTTCCGTATGCCGAAATCAATTCGATCACCCCGTTTTTTGAAACGATTGATGAACTTAAAGCCACCGAGAAGGGAAAGGTGTTTGGCAAGAAGTATCCCGATGTTGTGCCGTTGGCTTCAAGGCTGGAGAATCGTATTCGTACCGTTGGGGTGCATGCGGCGGGCATGGTGGTTTCTTCTGTTCCTTTGACCGATGTTTGCCCCGTTGAATCTCGCAAGGATTCTCAAGGCGGGGAGCGTTCGGCGGTTACAGCTTTTGCAATGGAAGATGCCGAAGCCGTTGGGCTTATTAAAATAGATATTTTGGGTCTAAAGACCGTATCTGTGATTAAAGATTGCTTAGCGAAGATTCAGGAGCGTCTGGGGATTGATGTGCGAGCCCAATCACTTGGTCTGGATGATCAAAGGGTGTTTGAAAACTTTAATAATATTAACACCGTGGGTATCTTTCAGGCGGATGCGGCTGCCTATAGAAACCTTATTGAAAGAATGGGTATTGATAACTTTAATGACCTTGTTGTTTCCAATGCCTTAGTCCGACCCGGCGCTTTGCTTTCTCAAGGCAAGCGGTATATCGATTGTAAAAAGGGTGAGGCTAAACCTAAGTATCCGAATGATATTGTAAAACCAATTCTTGAGGAAACATACGGTACGGTCATTTTTCAAGAGCAATTGATGCAGATGGCGGTGCTGTTGGCAGACTTCACATGGTCCGAGGCCGACTCCCTTAGAAAGATCATTGGTAAGAAGCGTGATATTGCTGAGTTCGCCAAGTTTAAAGACAAGTTTGTAAGTAATAAATATCTCACCCCAGCTCAATCCGAAAAGATATGGGCTGAGTTTGAAATGTCGGCATTGTATATGTTTAATAAATCTCATGCTGTTGCCTATTCACTTATGTCGTATCAAACAATGTGGTTGAAGATTAATTACCCGTTGGAATTTATTTGGTCGCTTCTTTATAACGAGTCGGCATCTGACAAGATCACGGCATACTTGATGGAAGCACAAAGACTTGGTCTTAAAATATACGCCCCTGACATTAACAAGTCAGAGGAGTTCTTCTCAATGTCTCTCCCCGATGAAGAAGAGGGAATTAGATTTGGATTAGCCAATGTCACTGGATGTGGTTCTAGTGCGATTAAAGAAATCACAACCAAGCGCCCGTTTAATTCATTTGAGGAATTTAATAATAAGTGTTCCAAGACGGCAATAAAAGCACCACTGCGAGAGAACTTCGATAAAGTCGGCGCGTTTAAATCGATAGGTCATGTCTCCCAGTTTGATAATGAAAAGTATTACCTACCAATCCTTGGGTTCCCTATCGCTGCCAATCAGCACAAAACTGCTATTGATGAATTTGTAGAAAACGCCGTAGACTTTCATGAAACAATTTCAAACCTTACTTTAATTAAAGCAGTTGTGCGTTCCACAAAGAAAGCTACTGGGTACTTGAGAGTTGAGTTTGAAGATCACTCGGGTTCCTGCACGGTCTTTGGAGAACGCAATACCGAACTCGCCCAGAGGGATTATGTTTATGCTCTTATCGGGGATAGAACATTACATGCCTACTGTGATGTCTATCAGGCAGAAGATTCTAATCTGTTTAACATTATGATGCTCAAGAAGCATGGTATTGATCATAAGTACGCTTGGCTTTATGATCACGGCATTGGTTATGTAACTGATGAAAAAACACTGGCATATGTGTTTAATATTAGAAGCTTCACTACCTCGTCGGGCAAAGAGATGGCAAGCGTCTATTGCTGGGATGGCAAGCAATTCTTTAAGATCGTAGTCTTTGCCGCAGTGTATAAGAAAGTTAAGCAGATGCTTAAGGAAAATGAGTGGTATGCCGTTCGTCTGTCAAAAGTTGAGGACAAGAATACTCTCAATCGCCTTGACTCGTACAAGCTTGAGTCGGCAGATAAAATCATTACGGTAGATGATTATGTCAAGAGAAAGAATCTTGTAAAAGAGAGTGTCTGATGCTTCTTACAATATATATTCCAACATACAGAAGAGACTCTTTGGATTATTGCTTGGATAGTATAGTATCTCAAACTAATTCCAATGTTGAGATTATTGTATCTGACAATGACCAAGATGGTTATGCAAGGCAAGTCGTTTATAAATACAAGGATTATATATCCGATTACTCCATAAGGAAACAAAATATTGGGTGTGATGGCAATTGCTTGTACGGCACAACAGTCGGGTCTGGCGAGTATGTATGGGTGATTGGTGATGACGATACCCTGCTCCCGGGTGCTATTGAAACAATACTCCCTATGCTGAACGGAGTAGACAGGGTTATGCAATTTGCACCCTACTCTGGCGAAGTTATCCCTGGTTTTTCTGGTACAATGGCTGAGTTGATAAATAGTTTAAATGATAAATCATTTTTAATTGCAGCAACACTTGCGAGTATGAATGTGTGGAGAAGGGATGTCATGGACTTTAGAACAGGAGTGAAGCACTTGGATTCTAGAAATGTTTTGGCTTGGGCTGGTCTCAATTGCAAGACAGTTAGTACCCCTAGCTCTCCAACAGTTTTAGTAAATGACACTAATCTGTTTGAATTTAAGGATTTTGATTGGGTTATGTTTGAATACTCAGACGCACTAGCTGATGCTAATAGTGTTGAGAGATTTACTTTTCATAGTGCAAATAAATGGAATTTCGTTAGCGCTTCATTGGAGAAAAAATGATTGTATATACTGGTGGTACATTTGATCTGTTTCACTCAGGCCATGTTAGGTTATTAAAGAAGTGCAAAGATCTCGCTGGCAGAGGCGGGGAAGTTGTCGTTTCAGTAAATCCCAGTGAGTTCTGCGCCAGCTATAAAGAACCACCAATTTGTGATTTATTTGAAAGAATGGAAGTGGTCGCCTCATGTAAATGGGTTGATAAGGTTATCATCAATGTCGGTGAGGCTGATTCAAGACCCGCTATTCTAGAAGCAAAGCCAGACTTAATAGTTGTCGGCTCCGACTGGGAGAATAAGAATTACCATAAGCAAATGGGCTTCACCCAAGAGTGGTTGGATGAACAAGGTATTAAGGTTGTATTTGTGCCATACACAGAGGACATCTCGACAACAGTTATTAAATCAAGAATTTTAGATAGAATGTTTCAATAAAGGAGAAATATGTTAATTGTAGATAAAAGAAAAGGCGATCTAATGCCGATTCATGATGTTATTCCAACCCCCAGTATTGGTCTGAATCAAGCTTTAGGGGGCGGGCTGAACACTGGCGCAACTCATCTGTTCTGGGGCACACCTTCGGTGGGCAAGACGACTATGTGTTTTCGGATTATGGCGGAGGCGCAGAGGATGGGGTATCGTCCTGTGATTGTTGATTCTGAGTCTTCTTATAATGATGCGTATGCTGAGAAGTGTGGTTTGGATATTAGTGATGTGGTGGTAATTCAGTCCACTATTGTTGAGGATATTATGAAGAATCTGATTGGATACCTCACGGATGACAAGGAAAAACACATTTTCTTGTTTGACTCTTTGTCTAATATTGTGAAGGAAGAGTTTTATGATAAGCCTGAGGGTGGTAAGGCGATGGGGTTATCGGCTCGTTCACAAGGCTACTTTTTGCAGAAGCTGGTGAATTATCTTCACAAAGAACGTAATATTATGCTGTTTGTTGCTCATCAAACAGTTGATTTGAGCGGTATGTACGCGATTACGAAAGCAAAGATGGGCAATACGGTTCACCATAACATGCACAATATTGTTAAGTTGTTTCTCTCTATGTCCAAGGGCGAGATGGAGCGTGAAGAGAATAATATGATTACTTCTCAACGGGCTACTTGGACTGTTGAGAAAACAAAACAGATTCCAACTATCGGAGCAACGGGTTACTACTATGTCCTCCCTCAAGAGGGCCGGATTGATCAAAGCCGAGAGATTATTGATATTGCCATTCAAATGGATATTATTCAGCGCAAGGGTGCATGGTATTCTTATGAAGAAAGTAAATGGAATGGTATGGGTGCTATTGAATTGACTGAAAAACAAATTAAGGAAATTCTTAAGCGCATAAATGCATGATTTTTTCAATCCATACCGATCAGCACATTAAGGATGCTATAAACATCTTTGGCTACGCCTATGGCTATACCAATATTGTAAAGCACTTTAATCAATTCACTTATCGCGGTCAGCAGATGGAGGTCGTTGAGAATGATCCCGCTGCACAAATCCAGATGTTTTATATGGAGCCAGAATGGCATCACCCTATCACGGGACAGGATTACAGGCAGCCAGGTTTCAAGAAACACCATGATCATCAGTACAAGATTAATGGTACATATTTGGAATCAACTAGAGCGTGGGATTGGTGGATTCCCACTATGAAAACTTTTGATGAAATCTGGGTGGGTAATCAATTCTCTGCCGATGCAATTGCAAATTCTGGCGTAGATGTCCCAACACATATATTCGAGCTTGGTGTTGATGATATGTGGAAGCCCCTTAGAAGGGGTAATCGGAATAAGATACGATTCCTGCATGTTGATTCGGACAGTAAACGAAAAAGGGCTGATCTCGCAGAGCGAGCTTTCCTTAAATTATTTAAAGGTAATAATAATTTTCAGCTAACATTGAAACATCATGGGCACGGAGCGGAAGGCGGCGGCTTCAGTGTCATGGATCTTTTCAATGGCAAAGCCCCCGCCATGGAAGAAAATATTATCAGGATATTTAAAACACTGACTCAGGAAGAAATGGTTGAGCTGTACCATCAGCATGATATTCTTATCTACCCAACAGAAGGAGAGGGCTTCGGGCTAATCCCTCTTCAGGCGTTGGCTACAGGAATGCCAACAATTTCAACAAGTAAGTGGTGTAGTTACGAAAAATATCTTGGCGGTAATATCATTGAGTCAACAATGGGTAAGACCCAGCATTCCGGCTATCACACTGGTGATGTCATACTCCCCGATTTTGATTCAACAGTGGAGTTGATGAAGAATGCGGTTGAAAATTTTGATGCTCAATGTGATTTTTATTATAAACAGGCCCCGAAAGTTATCAAGGAATACAACTGGCAGAGTCAATGTGACAAGATGCTAAGCGGCTTGATTAAGCGGGTGGGTATTGATATGTTCAAGCCAATTGGGAAAGTGTCTAGAAAGAAATACATATACTTCCAAAGTGGTTCGGGGTATTCTACGCCAAACGGTATTCGTTTTTCAAGGGACAATCCGATTCATAAAGTCCCTGAGGATGAGTACGATCATCTGATCAAGAACCCCTCGTTTAGAGAACCTACTGATCAAGAGATTTTATTGCACTTTAAGTGATACTATAGATAATGAAGGAGTTTGCGTGATTATTATTGGTGTGAGAACATATCTGTGCCATTGCGCACAGCCTATTCCTCAGGATCCACTTTGTGGTGACAGGGGGGTGGAAGACGATGAGTAGGAGCTTGTATGAGGAAAAAGATTATGCAGAGAATCGAGGATCTGGAGTCTCAGGAGAAGCGTATTCGCAGAGCCCTAGAGATCCAGACGAGTCGGTATTGGAGAGAATACTATCTTACGGAGCAGCTGCATGACGCTCTGGTATTTTGTTCGTCTGATAAAGATTCGTTTGTTATCCGGCGCTTGGAAGCAATTCGGGCATATGAAGAAGTTAGAGGCAACAAGAAAAGAAGTTCCTAGTGAAAAGAACTGAGCAAGAGGAGATTAAGAGGGATAAGGCGAAAGCTGTTAAGAACTCTGGTCGTGGGATTAGGAAGGGTGATGCTTCTTTGAATAAGTTTCTTTTGGATTATAAGCATAATGAGAAAACTTTTACTTTAACTTTGAAGGCGTGGGCTAAGATGCGTAAGGATGCATGGAATTCTAACTATAAATACCCTTGTATTTCTGTTGTGTTCGGAGAGAATTCAGAGACAAAGGTCGCTATAATAGACTGGGAAGTGTTTCAAGAACTTGTGAAAGGAAGCGATTATGAGTAAGGTAAATAAATATGTTCTCTTTTGTGACAAAATGTCTCATTGGCGGTCTTTTGGTGTAAGTTATAACTGGGATGATGGTCATTATTTTGGCTTTTATGTATATAAGTATCACATTGGGATACAGAGGACTTTAGTAAAGCAGGCTGTTGTTAAGACAGAAGATCTTAGAAAGGATCAATAAGTGCCAGATATTATAATTAACAAGGAAACTTTGGCTGAGCAAATGGGTGACAAGGCTGATGAGTTTTTAGAATGTATCCGTATAGTTGAGGATATTATTGTGAATCCGGATCATTATCTGTCTGGGCAGGCTATCAAGTATGCTAATATATTAGCGGCGTATAGAACACTGATGATTGTTAAATCCCAGGCCTTCAAAAGAAAGTCTTCGGTTATGAATGATCAAGATAAATTTGTAAACGATATATGGAAAACCATGTATGAAGCACTAACGGAAAATATTAATGCACTAAAATTAGCTGCAAAGGGCGGTATGCAATGAAATCACTAAAAGTATTGAGAGCCCCCAAGGTAATTCCTGTCCCAGTTGAAAAGATAACATCTGTCGATCTTGAAAATAGCCTAAATAAGGCAATTGACGATGCTCTCTTGGAGAGAAACAAGCCTGAATTTAAAAAGGTAAAAGGATTTCACCCTAGCTACACCAATCAGTGCGCTAGATATTGGTATTACTTGTTTGAGGGAGTGAGTGTCACTCCAGACTTTAGGGCGCAAACGCTTCGGATTTTTGATAACGGTCATGCTGTTCACGATAGACTATATGGTTATTTTAGGGAAATGGGTGTTCTTGTTCAAGAAGAGATTCCCGTTACTTATTCGTCTCCCCCAATCGAGGGTACGGCTGATGGAATTATTAATTGGCATGGCGATAAGTTGATTGAACTAAAGTCAATCAGTTCTGAAGGCTTTCATTATAGAAAACTTCATAACAAGCCGAAAGACGAGCATTACCGTCAGGCTCAAATTTACATGGAGTGTCTAAACTTAGACGGCGGTTTTGTAATATATGAATGTAAAAACAATCAAGAGATTCTTCCTCTTTATATAGAGAAAGATCAAGCTTTTATTGATAAATTGTTTAAGAAATATAGAGATATTTATGGGAATTACACTAGCGGTACTATCCCTGACAGACCTTACAAGAGAACATCTAAGCACTGTGCTGATTGTAATGTGTCTTCTTTATGCTGGGGAGAGAGTGGTTAATGATGAAAACAGGATTTGTAATAATCCGGACTGTAAAAAACATTTTGTAGCTAAAGTTTATAATAGTATCTACTGCTCCCCGGAGTGTAGGAAGATTATCACTAATAAAAAATTATTAGAAAATTATTACGAAAAAAAGGCTAACAAAGATAAAAAAAGAAAGTGCAAGACAAAAGAATGCATTACAACTTTATCTCGGTATAATAAAGAAAATATTTGCGAGAGGTGTAAGCGTGAAAGGTATGTTAAAAGACTAGTTGGCTGGGGCTGGGATGAATCTCGTATCAGGGATGGTCTAGATTGAGCCTCAAAAATATTGTACACACAAATGACAAAGTCATTCTATCTATCGACCCCTCGTCACATTCGCTTGGCTGGGCTGTAATTGACTTCAACAATGGACTGAGATTGCTGGACTGCGGTAAGATTAAATTTACAAAAACTAATGATATTAGCATAAAGTTTAATGAAATTAATTCCGGGATACAGGCTGTCTGTAAGAAGCACAATCCATCAATTGCGGTGATAGAGCAGTCTGTATATATCCAAAATTTCCAGACTAGCAGGGTGATATCTTATATCATAGGTTACTCATGGGGAATCGTACAGATGTACTGTCGGAAAGTTATGGATGTAAACCCTATCTTATGGAAGCGGGGTATTGGTTATAAGAATATCTCAAAAGAGGACAAGATTTTATTAAACACTGAGTCTAAGAAAAAGAAGGAAAGAAAAGATCGGGTTCGTGAAATTGTGGTAGACTATTTTGCAATGTCCGATGACGATCTGTCTGACGATGATATTGTAGATGCAGTAGGGATAGGTTTATGGTATTACTTAATGGCGGTTTCAAATGACTCTAGAGCCTTATAAGGATAAGTCTTGGCTGTACGAGCACTATGTCAAGAAGAGAATGAATCTAACTGATATAGTCAAAGTTCTTAAGCAAACTTATAATATAGAAATAAGTCCGCAAGGGTTGTATAACTGGTGCAAGAAATATGATTTATTAAAGTTTAGAGGGAAGGGGAGAAATCTTGCTGTTACATCAAAAAGACCAAAGTCTCCAATGCAACAGGAGTCGGAGCGCAGGAAGCGTGATTTGCGAAAGCAAAGAGATCGTAAAAAGAAAGGCATGGGTTTATAATGCAGCGTAAAGTGTCCTCGTCAGACCTCGCCGTCTTTGCTGAGTTGGATATGATTTACAACCAAGCAAGGATTATTGAGGCAAACCAGAATAAAACAAAATACAAATGTCTCGGCTCGGGGAATTGCTGTACCATTGGTTTAACAATTCATATGGCTGAGTGTGCCAATATTGCTTTTAGAATAACCCAGCAATATTATTTAGACATTGAGAGTAAAGGCAAGGAATACGCCGACGATTGCTTTGACAAAATCGTATCTGCCCTCAAGGGTGCTATGTATGATGATACATGGATCTTTGGCGGTGAAACCAAAAGAAAATGTGCTTTCTACAAAGACGGATGCACAATTTACGGCTTTAGACCTCTCGTATGCCGTAGTTACGGAGCTTTTGTTGGAGTAGATGATGTTTGCCCGAGGGAAAGAAATGTTTACAATAATGTTGACTTTTATTCGGGGACCCCAGTTGAGAGTATGGTTAGGAGTTTTCAGAACGCACTGTCAAAATATTCGGAAGATAAAGATTCAGGATACGATGTTGTGGTGTATATGCCATTAGGTGTTTTAAGCTTTCTTCTTTCACCTGAGGAACTAGATGAGCTGGCGGATAAAACTGATGACAGAATGTGGAAAGCAGTTGAGGGGTGGTTTAATTATCGTGTTGAGTATACGAAAGTTCACGGGCTCCCTATTCCTAAATTAAGAGAAGCTGCCGAGAGAGCTGGGAAGCAAATAGCGTTTCAAGTTCAAGAATGATACTTTGGTCTGACAATCAATCATCTCCGCTAAGCGTTGGGTATGGCTATACGCCAGATCGCCTCTTTGATCAATTATCAAAGACTGGCTTGCCTATAAGGCGAAATAATTCAACTGCCCCAGCGGAGATTGTCCCAATTACCAACGACTTGTCGCTTGGCTATTTCAAGACGACTGGGCCGTCTGACGATATAATCATAAACCATTCCCTGCCCGAGTTTTTTGTAGAATCAACAACTTATTCAATTGGCTTTACATTCTGGGAGACAAATCGTCTCCCAGATTCATGGGTTCAGGATTGCAACAGGATGTCTGAGGTATGGACTTGTTCAACATTTATGCGCGATGTGTTTATTAACTCTGGAGTCAAAGTTCCTCTGTATGACTTTAAACTTGGCGTTGACCCGGAAATTTTTTATCCAATAAAAAGGGTGAGGAAAAATCCATTTACTTTTTTAAGCATAGGCTCCCCATCTACTCGTAAGAACTCTCAAATGTCCGTTGATGCTTTTATAAAAGTTTTTGGAGGTAAAGACGGATACCGTATGATATATAAATCGAACGGACCAGCAGACGCTCGCAACTTTACTGGCGGAATGAGGAGTGCATTGAAGCACCCTCAGATTGAAATAATAGATTGGGAAGTTCCTGTTGAGGAGCTCGGCAGGATCTATGATCTTGCTGATTGCTTGCTGTATCCGACCAGCGGTGAGGGGTGGGGGAATATTCCATTTCAGGGGATCGCCAAAGCAATTCCTACCATATGCACTAATGCGACTGCCTGCGAAGAATACGCTGAGATGTCGGTCCCTTTGGACTACACTTGGTCCACTGAGAAAATGACTGGCTTATACGAAGGTGCAGGTATGTGGGCAATGCCAAGTTTTGATGATTTGTGTGATAAAATGTTATATGTAACTAATCACTATGAAGAGGTATCGGAAAAAACATACTCTTCGGCTGTATATATAAATGAAAATATGACTTGGCAAAAAGTTGCAAAAGGATACTCAGATAGATTATGTCAGATATTGAACATGTAAGGCAAAAGAGTTTAATAGAGAAAATTAAAGATGTAGAGCAAGTTGGTATTTTGCATGTAAAAGGATATTCCATGCGTGAGATATCAACATTAATGTCTCTAAATATAAATGATATTAAATCTTATATTGAAGAATATAAGATGATATTGAATCAAACAATTCAAGAAGACCCATTTTTTCTTGAAAAAGTACAATTCAACACAATGAAAGCTTTGACTGAATTTGATGAATTAAGCAAAGAGGCTTGGGAAACAATAAACATAGCAACAGATAATGGAATGGTTGCTGCAAGGATACAGGCGATTAAGCTCGCTGGGGATCTTGCAACCAAGAAGGCTCAGCTTCATAAACTGATGGGTGGCAATCAAACTGACGGTGAGTACATCGCCAGAATGCAGAAGGCGGAAAGTGTCAACCAGATATTGTCAAAAATTCTTAGAGATGTAATCTCAAAACACCCTGCCATTGCGGAAGAAGTTCGCAAGGAACTTGAGATTGCTTTTGAAATAATGGGTAATGGCTCGGCTAAGCCAAGTCGATCCAGCATGTCAGATGCCATAGAGACAGAAGAAACGGAGGAGACATATGAATAAGTGCCAGAATTTGAGACCGCTTTTTAGCGCCTATGCGAAAAAACGCCAGAATTTGAGACCGCTTTTTGCCTCCTTAAGGGTCGCTTCATAGATGTCTGACTTTCTTGGCGTTAACCTTAATTATGCCGACTTTGATCGCTTATTAAGACAAGATGAATTCATGGAAGAACCTGTTTCTATAGAAGTATTTGTTCAGGATAAACATTATCTTGGACTCCCTCCTCTATCGGAAATTCAGCTTGAGATAGTAAAGCATAGCACACAGATTTTCAAAGAACACACTTTAATAAGATTATATGGCGAAGAAATTGGTCGTGAAATATATAAGAAGTATACAGATAATGAAGTGATTTGTATGCTCGGTAAGGGATCCGGTAAAGACCATTGTGCTCGTATATCAATGGCATACACTGTTTACTTATTGCATTGCCTAAGAGATCCTCTTGGATATTATGGTAAAGCTCACGGTGTATATATTGACTTGTTGAACCTTGCTGTTAACGCTCAGCAAGCACAAAGGGTATTCTTTGAACCATTAAAAAACCTTTTACTTTCCTCTCCGTTTTTTAATAATGTTGGATTTGAACCTAGAGTATCAGAAATATTTTTCTTTTCTCGGCCCGTAAGATTATTCTCTGGTCACTCTGAATCTGAAGGCTGGGAAGGTTATGAAGTAATGACAGTTATATTAGATGAAATATCAGCATTTAAAACAGATAGCGAATTGAAGGGCGAAATAAGATCTAAAGGATCAGCATCCGCTATTTATAACATGAGTAAGTTATCAGTGATGTCTCGATTCCCAGAAATAGGTAAAGTCATTCTATTGTCATTCCCCAGATATAAGGGAGACTTTATTCAACAAAGATATTTTAGCTCTAGAGAAAAGAATGAGCCTAAAACTTGGTCAATTAAAGCAGCAACATGGGAAGTTAACCCGACTATTAAAAGAGAACAATTGGAATCTGAATATATTAGAAACCCAATTGAGGCGGCTTCAAGATTTGAATGTGAACCACCTACAATGGAAGATGCATATTTTAGAGATGAAAATTTAGTAAGAAAAGCATTTATGTATGCGGATGATCCATTGGATGAAGAAGGCCGATATAAAAAATGGTTTAACAATACTGATGGTTTTCAAAGGTACATTCATATAGACCTTGGTTTTAAAAGAGACAGAACGGCATTGTGTATGACACATTGTTCCGGGTTTAGAGAAATAACTACTTCAATGGGCGTAGAGAAACTGCCTGTTGTTAATGTTGATTTAATTCATTCATGGAAAGCTGAGCCGGGTGAAGAGATAAATTTTGCTTCAGTTAGGCAATTAATAGTTGATCTCTGTAGAAGGTTTGATGTAGCTAAAGTAACATTTGATAGATGGCAATCTATTGAAATGATCCAGAGCCTTAGGTCTCAAGGAGTAAATGCAGATTTTCATAGCGTTAAGAAAACAGATTATGATACCTTAATGACGGCTATATATGATACAAGATTGCGCGGTTATTGGAATAACATATTGGTTGAAGAAGAGCTTTTAAAATTAAGATTGTTTAGTAATAATAAAATAGATCACCCCAATGCCGGCTCTAAAGACCTAGCAGACGCTCTAGCAGGCTCTGTATTCCATTCTGTTCAGAATATAGCAATGGAGCAAGATGTTGAAATAGAAATACTTGGTTTTGATATTGATAGTGAAAAATATGATGATATAGAGGATTACGGCACAGTATCGGTGTACAATTCTAATCTAGGCGGGTTTGTTCCTGGCTATGGTGCAAAGAAATATACAGCAGAGGAGGTGGGGATATGGATGGAGAACATATAGATAACGGTATTGATGTGAATGATATAGTAAAGGTGCTGGCTGAAAAGATTACCGAGCTGACAGTGCAAAACGCAGTTCTTATTGCTCAAGTGAAATCTTTGAGTAAAAAAGATTAATTTTTTTCTGAAAGTAGCACAATCTGTAATAAATGATGATAGATTGTTCTCAAGCCAGCCGGCTGTACAACACAAACAACATAGGAGTGCGTTATGCAAATTAAAGAAGCAAGTATGTTCCCAGTAATCTCAAGAACAGGCAGAACATCTGCCGAATTGCAATTGATCATTGATACAATTAGCCTATCTAGTAAGAGTGGAAAGCCTTATTCAATTGAAGGAATTCAAGCAGGTAAGAAATATAATTCCATGCAGCAGAGAATCCGCGCTCAGGCAAAGAAAATGGGCCTAGATGTATCAATTCATTTTGACAAATCAAATGAAACACTTTATTTTAAGGTCAACAATACCTCAGAATTTGAGACCACTATTGACCCAAAAGGTAGTGTGTCTAATTCTTCTAACATTGATAATGTCAAGACTGTTACTCGCAAAAGAAAATAATCTAAATAAAAAAGAGGGCTGAGGCATCTCAGCCCTCTTTTTTTATGTATAATAGACCTTATGCCTACATATGAAACGCAGCAAATAGAAATTACCAATGATCAACTAAAGAAATGGAATGTTCTTTTCGCCATTCCTTGTTATGATCAACAAATAACCGAACCATGCATGATGTCTTTGATAAAAACATTGATGTATTTTAGAGATCATGGTATGAAATTTGCGGTCTCAACTATAACTGATTCTTTAATCAATAGAGCTAGAAACAACATCGCAGCAAAATTTTTAGCAAATGAACAGTTTACACATATCATGTGTATTGACGCAGACATATCGTGGGAGCCGGAAGATATATTAAAGATGCTATGGCACGATAAAGAGATAATTACTGGCGCTTATCCGATAAAGACTATTAATTGGGACAAAGTAGTTAGTGATGTAAAAAAGGGAATCCCCGCTGATGAGTTGGCAAAAAGAAGCGTTAGGTTTGTTGTTAACGCAGCTAAAGATAATGCAGTTTTAAATGTTGAAAAAGGCGCTATCGAAATATTTGATGCGGGTACTGGGTTTATGCTTATTAAAAGAGAAGCGTTTGAGAAGCTTATTGATAAGTACCCAAATCTTAAGTATGATGATGATACTGGTTCACTTACTGAATCAGAGCGTAAATGGACTTATGCATTTTTCAATTCTTATATAGATGAGCACAGGAATAGATTCCTGTCAGAGGATTATGGATTCTGTAGATACTGGCAAAACATTGGCGGTAAAGTATGGGTAGAGCCAGGTATTACTCTTGGTCATCTTGGTCGTATGAAATATACTGGATCAATGATGACATTCATAGAAGAGAATACGGTACAGAGTTAAAATCTGAAATTGAATTACAAAATTCAATTTATCCTAAATAAGTGAGACTTGAGAAAAATATATACTCAATTTGATATAAAAAAAGAAAAACATAGGCGTAGTTCATATATTGATTAATTTATCATAGCCTTTGTTTGCTGAAGGAATATATACTCAATTTATCCTTATATTACATTCACAAACGTTCCGGCAATATAAGCTATATTATACGCTATATTGCGCACAATGCTGATCGCAATACTGGCCCTTATGTTGGTCGCTATATTGTTCGCTATGTTACACACTATGCTGATCGCGATCATGGCCTGATCTATACATGCTAAAATGTTTCAATGTATATATCGATAGATTAATTCCGCTACTAATTGGGCCATTAATAAATGTTTATTAGCGTGTGACTTGACACACTAATTGCGCTATGATAGGCTTCATTAGTTCTCAGATTATTAGTCAGATATAGCGTATAATATAAGATATAACATATAATATAATAAATAGTATATTCATCTCTATTAGAAAGGTATTGCTAATGACATTAGTATATTCTACTTCACACGATATGGTAAAAGATTTGGTACAAGATATTAGTGAATACAATGATATTCAGAATAAAGTGCTTGGTATAGAAATTAGTTTTGGTAGTCAAGACTTTGGTACTATTACTCATTTCAAACAAACATATACTGGTTATGAAACTACTATATCTGCTATAACAGATAAAGATTATGAGTTTGACCTAGATGACTTATTGTCATTTATTTGGCGAATAAATATGAAGAATGCTGGTAAAGAAATAGTTTACCCTGACGGTACAGATTATTCTAAAAGAAAGTTTGGTTCTCAAAGAAAAGCAAGAACATCTGCTATTACTGGGCTTTCGCAAATACATCCATCTCACTACATCAAATAATAAACAGAAAGGTAAAACATATGACAAAAGTAAATGTACTAGACATTGCTGATAGAATTGTATCTACAACTAATGTCCGCAATAAAAATAGCAATATAGTTATTGACCGTGATCCAAATTATGTTTCTAATACTAGAAAAGTAAATATTAATAGTATAAATAATTTGCTTCGTAATCCAAATGGTAAAGCAATTGTAGAAGCAAAGTTTGATGTATCTCTTGATACATATGAAACTGCTACTGAAATAGAAATGATGAAGTCTTTACTTCGTATAAAGTGTGTTAGATATTCCAGTAGAGGTAAAGTATATGATCTTGCTAATGATCATTTATTTCGCCGTCTAAAAAGATTAGAGCAAATAAAAGTTGTTGTATCATTACTACAATATGATATTACTGTTGTTGTTGATGGGTATGAAGAATTACCTACACAATCTAATATTGATCAACTAAATCAATTGATCAAAAAAGAAGAAATCAAAGCAATTAAAACAAAAGTCGATATTGACAATAATATCGCCAAGATGGCAAGATTAAAATAATTAAAAGAAAGGTTTAGATAATGGATAAACTTCAAAGAAATCAATTATTTAATGAACTTGAAAAAATAACTAGTGTAATGAATATTCCATTTGCTAGACAAAAAGATTGTTCATGGTTGCTAAAAAATGTTGCTATAAACAATGAAAATGAAAAACAAATTAAGAAAGTAATTACTATTTGTCAACTTCTAATGAAAGGTGAATAAATGGCTACTTGTATATATTGCTCATCTATATTTATTGATGAAAGATATGACGCAGGTTATGAATATTGTTTAGATGAAAGATGTCAAAAAATTGGTCTTGATGTCTCAGAAAGAGCATTTCGTAAAATATATACTCCGGCTTTATTACATAAAAGTAATTATTTCTGGGTTAAGAAAACAGAGTTAAAATCATTAAATGTCCGTTCGGATATTTTAGAACAACGAGATTAAGAAGGAGATAAAAATGGGATGGTTAGATGATCTATTTAATAATAACAATAAGCCTGAAGATATTAGGCCAGTAATAAAAATGAAGGCTATAAATAATAATTACTCAGATAGGCCATATGATTGGAAATTGGATGTAGATATAAATCCAGACTTCCGTATGTGGGAAAAAGAATTCCAAAACTATTAAAGGAGATAACAGCATGTTTAATAATAAATTAATAAAAGAAACAGATAGTGGTAAATATATTATCTTGTTAGAAAGAATGTGGTTAGTGGAGAATGATAAAGAAAATGATGGTTATACTCCAAGACCAGTTCCTAATAAATATTTTAAATTCGTGTTCTTAGGTTCAATTAATGAATACCTAAACACTGATTACAATATAACAAAATACGTTAATGATGATCAATCAAAGTTAAAATTTGTTAATAAAAATAAATTCGCAATCCAAATAACGTATCCATATCTTGGTACTGATGACAGCAAACTAGGTAAAGAAGTTATTTCTTTATATCTAGTAAAGCATGATGATAGTGTTGTCCATTATCAAAGAATATGGGAAGAACTATAGAAAGGAGAAGTTATGATTCACAATATTGAATCTTTAAATCTAGGATATTTAGATGAAAAATCTAAATTAGTTATTATGAATACATTAAATGATTTAAACAAAGCAATTATAGAAGCTGAAGTTGAATTGTTAAAAACTGATATTGAAATTTATGAAATGACATTAGACAAATAAAGGAGAGTGTCTTGAGTAAAATTAAAGTATTGAAATGGGTAAAGCATAAAGCTGAACCTCAGTATTATTGGACTAAAAAAACAGGTTGGATTAAAAAGAATGTACCTGATGAATATTGGAAAATAGAAGAAATTGGAAAGGTTGAAGAAAATGATTGATTATCTATATCTAGGCCCCACGCCTAGTGATGAAAATTGTGCTCAAGTTGGTGATGATAATTTTCGTGAACAATGTAATAAAGAAATGGAAATGTACATTGATCAACTTAAAAGATTGTTTCCAGAAGTCGCAGGGTATAAGGGAATGCGATTTAAAAAGCATTGGCAACAACATGATTTTGGTTCTTATGGTGAAGTTGTCATTACATATAATGATGAAGATGAAGAAGAAAGCACTTTAGCATTAAGAATCGAATGGAATCTTCCTAGAAAATGGGATGAAATAGCAATTAAACAAACAACAAACATAACAGGAGGAAAGTAATGAAAACACTAGAAGAAAAGCAATTTGCAGGTATTATTGAAAAAATTAATAGTGCAGTAAATTATGAATTTGATTCAAAATTTGCTGTAGTTTACGGTGTAATTATTGACAAAGATCTATCTATTACTATGGAAAAGATTGATGCTGCTGGTGATGTTTATGATCTAATTGATGTAGACAATACAACTTTGATGAGTCAAGTCAATAATTATGATATGATTACAATCGCTACTTGTGGTTGGGCAGCGCCTATTACTTCAGATGATGATGAAGATAATGATGTTGCTCCATCTCAACATCCTCAAAAGCGCAGAGTTAGACTTGTAACTTCTGCTAATATTAATGGTCAATCTGGTAGTACAATTTTGTTTCAAGATGACATTGAGAATCCAGTTTATGATTATGGTAATGCTAAAGGTTCTCTTGCTGATGCCATTACTCATGTCCTTAGCGTTGCTAAAAACAAAAAATAATAAGTACAATTAAGCATAGATCATGGGGCTACTGAATACTCAGTAGCCCCATTTCTATATCTCGAGAAAGGTATTGATTATGAATTATGTTGAAGAGATAGAAAAATATGCCAAAATGGCAACAACTAAACCTGAAGACTTTGGTTATTGGGGTAATGAAGATATGTTTGATACTTGGGGTTTTACTAATATTGATCAAAACCCTTCCTCTGACATACTAGAAAAAGCAAACTTTAAATACATTGTTAATGATTTGATGGGAAGCTTCCCTGAAGATTATAGAATTGAAACATATAATCATTGGCTTGTTGGTTCGGTTGATAGATTAACTTGTCGTATTTATGAAGAAGATAGAAAGACTATTGCATTACCATTTGTTTTCGCAATGGAATGGTTAGATAAATTGTCCGATTATCCAGTTGCTGATGAAGATACATATGATGAAATGCTCCGTAATGACTCTGTTGAAAGTATTGAGTTCTGGGAAAGTATTAACCCGGGCTATATAAATACTAATGAGCACAAAGGTTGGTCTGAAGAAGTTCTTCATGAATTAGAAGTGAATATGGATATAGATGTTAATGGCTCAGGGTTTAATGATATCGATATTCTTATGGCAATTTATAATTTACAATTATGGAGTGCTCAAGGTTATCAAAAATGGTTTGAATTCTGTGATCAAAACAATTTAGAAAGACCACAGTTTTTAATAAATGAAATGTCCAAATATGATGAGACTCAACCGGAATTGGAGTTTAAATGAGCACAGAATATGAAGTAATTTACAATGTCCAGGAGAGTGAAAATATTCAGTATGAAATATGTATTGAATATGAAACCTCAAGTCTCGAGGAATTGATTTCTGAAATTAAAAGTTTAACAACAAAGCAATCATTATCTCGGCTTGAATATTTAGTAAATCGCCCAGTCTCATTGGATAGCGAAATAGAAGCCATATATGTTGGTATTATCGATATCGGTATTGATGTTGATGATCGAGATATTACTGATCAAGTTCTGGGGGTTTAAATGATAGTAACAGCAACAAACCTTAATTCGTCAATGCTTGAAAAAATAACTTATGATAGAGACAACGATTCATTGTATGGTGAATTATCTGTTTTATTTAAAACAGGCAGCACATACTACTATGAAGAAGTGCATGTTGATGATTTTAGTAAGTTAATAAATTCCACAGGCACAACGGCTGGTAAACAATATAAAGCGATAATTGAACAAAAATATATGTACTACGATAAATCATACAAAGGAGTTTTCGGAAATGAATAAAATTATTGAGCACTACAAGAATGGAAGAAACTGGGGCGATAGTTGGTATTTCATTACCAAGATGTTGCTTACAGGTAATCTTCTAACTAATGAGAAATACTTTGGATATATGTCTGAACTAATAGAAGGAGAAGAATAATGCCCAATCATTGCAATAACACGCTAGGAATAATTGGATTAACAAAAGATGTTGAATCTTTTCTTAATTTAGTAAAAGTTAAAATTAAATCTTTTGATGATGATGATTTTGAAATATTTAATGGTTTAATGCCAATGCCAAAAGAATTGGAAGGAACAATCAAGCCATCTGAATCTAATAATCAAGATTTAATTGAAAAGTATGGTTTTGATAATTGGTATGATTGGTGCAATGCTAATTGGGGAACTAAATGGGGTGATTACGAAACTCAATCTGATGGTGTAGATCATATTTCAGAATATAAATATCCTGTATTAGAAGATGGTAGCAAGGATTATGAAAATTCATTTAAGGAATTGACTGGTGAATCATCATTGCATTTTAGTTATGATACTGCTTGGGGTCCGGGTGCTGGAGAATTGGCAAATGCTATTTGTAAACAATTCCCTACTCTAAGAGGCTTTATATCATATGAAGAACCAGGAATGTGTTTTGCTGGTAATTTAGTTTTTCAAAATGGAAAGATTATTAGTGATGATAGTTGGGATACGCATTATTTATTAAGAGATGTAAATGATGTTACTTTTAGTGAAGGAGATGAATAATATGGGGCTAGACAATATACCTAAAAGATATCCATGTATTGATGTTGCAGTTAAAGATCAAGATGGTCGTATTGATTGCAATGAAACACAAGCTTGTGGTAAATGTACATGGGAAAATGAAAGTAAGTCTAATCCAATGCTGGTTGGAATTAATCCGGTATTGGGTATGTTCGGGACTTCTTGTTGGTATAGAGGTAAATATGGCAATTATCTTTTGAGATTGCTTGAAGGAATTGATGATGCCGATTATACATCAGATACTGAATATAGTTTCTACGGGGGTAACTTTCCTGATGGAGAAGAAGGTATTAGTCCAGATGAATGTTTAGAAATGTCTAAATATATGAAAGACAATACGGAAAAGTTTGCCTATCAAGCTAGACAAGTGCATCCAGATGAAGAAAAGGAATATATTAGTGACTGGATTTACGCATCTTGGTGGTTAGAATTTGCAGGTAAACATTGTAATGGTTCAGCGATTTGGTATTAATAGGAGATAAATGTTTGATTTTGAAGATATTGAAAATATAAGCAAGCAAAGAGAGTTGTTAGGTATTTCTGATGAAAGCGAGTTCGGGTACATTGTTCAATCAGTTCTTAATATATTGAGATCATATAAGAATTATGATCAGATAGAGTCAGAGGCTGTATCTATGAAAATAATCAATGTTGCTTGCGATTATGACGGTAAGTTGAATGAAGATAGAACTGTTAGTACAATCCTTGCACTATTACAGCACATATTTTCATTGTCCAAAGCAATATCTGAAATTGAGGAGTTGAGTATAGAAAGCTATTACAACAATTTTCAAATAAATATTGTTGATCCTTTGATCGAAAACCCCAATACACCATATTACGGAGAATAAATGTTCAACTCAATGAAGGAAATGTGGAGAAATGAAGCTAATTGTAAAGGTGTCAACCTGTCAGTTTTCTTTGTTGAAAATGAAGATGGAACAATATCAAGAAAAAATATAAATAATGCTAAGAAAATATGTGAAAAATGTAAAGTTGAAAAAGAATGTTTAATGTATGCTATATCAGAAGATATAACATTCGGCATATGGGGAGGACTAACTCCTCGAGATAGAAAGAGTATGAAAAAGAATCTAAACATTAAAGATTATTCCGAAATGTCTAGCGATGAAGTAAATAAGATATTTTATTTTATAAAAAACAAAGACAAGGAGCTATTATGAAAAACAAATCCCGTGTTGAAAACATTGTTGAACAGACTATTAATATTAAAGACTTAAGAAGCTTAAATATTTCTGCTAAAACAGAAAGTGAAATGTTCGGGGCATCTTTTAATAGTGGTCATATCTCTAAGATATCATCACTAGTAAAGGTTTCGGATATGTTTGTTGATTACACATATCAAAGAGTTGCTCTCGAAAAGAAAGTAAATAAAATTGCTAAGAACTTTGATCCAGATGTTCTTGGTGTTATTATTTGCTCAATGCGTGATGATGGTTCACTGGCTATCATAGATGGTAGTCATAGATATAAGGCATTGGTTCAAAAAGGCATGAATGATTATTCTGTTAATGCTTTAATATATTTTGATCTTACAATTCAAGAAGAAGCCAAGATATTTACAATGCTAAATCAAGAACATACAAAGCCAAATACTACTGAGATATTTAAAGCTGGTATTGTTTCTGGTGATGAAGAAACAATTGCTATCAATAAGATAATCAATTCTCTTGGCTTGCATATTGGAGTTGGCCCTGGTGATAACAAGGTCAGAGCAATCTCTACTGTTAAAAGAATTTACCGCAATGCAGATGGTGATGTTCTTTACAAATCTCTTAAGTCAATTAAAGAAGCATATGGATCTAATTCATCTAATATGCGAGATGTACTTATATCCGCAGTAGCGATTGTTTTTAATCGCTATGGAGATAGTGTTGATGTAGATAGAATGATAGATACTCTGCAGAAATTTGGTAAGCCAAATACATTAATTGCAAATGCACAAGCAATGATGAGTGGTAAGAGTAATCAAGTTACAACAACAGGCCTGCCTTATTTGATTGTTAATAAATACAATCAACGATTAACTAAGAATCGCCTATCTGAATATCCAATGAACTTGCTGCCTCAGCAAGTATGGGTAAGGAATAAATAATAGATTTGGGGTTGGGATATTTGATCGGTGTCCCAACCCCATTTAAGTTGATTCAAACAAAAGGAGAATATTATGAATAATTATCCACCCGGAGTTACTGGTGATGAATATGAAATAGCAGGGGGAGTTGAAACAGAAGAGTATTGGGAATGTGAAGGTATGGTTACAGCAGTTATTGTAAATATGCCAATGATTAGAGAGATGAGTGAAGATATTTTTACTGTATTCACTAGCTTAAGAGATCATAGTTATACTTCATATCAAGCATGGGTAGATCAAAAAGTTAAAAATATAAAAAGAACATTGGAGGATCTAACTCACTCTGATGATGTAATAGAAGTTGATTGTGGTTTTCATGGAACTGTCTTAATGGAATCATATAAAAATAAAAAATTGTGGTCTTGTCCAAATTGTGGGGCAGATCATGAAATTGAAATCGACTATTAGAATGGAGTATTTATGGACAGCGTAGAATTGCACAGTTTTAAGAATTTAAGAGGTGGTTACTTTATCCCAGAATATGTATTACCTAAGTATATTAATCAAGAAGGTAATCTCGGTGTTAATGTTAAAGATCATCATACACAATTAAGTCCGCTTTTAAATGACAAAATGTATTTCAATTATCAATTAAATGAATATGTTTATGATGGAGTGAAAGCTAGCTTCTGGAATAAATGCCAAGTGATTGGTAAAGAATGGGGATATGACTATGTTGAAAGTTCAGGTAGAAGTGGTGGTTGGGCATGCCCTATGCATTTGTATAATGATGGTCAGTATAGTAGTAAATTTTATTATGTGAAGTGTCCGGAATTAAATGGCAAATCATATATTCAGGTCAATGACGCTATTAGGATTGAAAGATTTAATGGCTTTGCTGGTTACATTGAAAAATTATTTATTTTAGTAAGAACAGAAATTAAACATGTAACGAACATAGATGATTATTTTGAACTTCAAAAGGAGATAGAAACTATATGAGTAAGCAATTGAGTTGCCAAGAACGCATTGAAGAAGAATACCGTAGAGCTGATGATTACATCGAGATGATGTTTAAAGTATTAGATAACGATAAACTTGATGAAGAAGATGAAGATGATAGAAAGATACTTCAGCACATTGAAGATAATGGTGTTGATGAAGATTCAATTTATGAATACGCAGCCGGTACAAGTATTAAGAAGCTATTAACAATTGAATTAAGTGGTGGTGGTCCTTCATCACATATTGAAGCAATTATTAATGAAGATGGAATTGTTGAATCAGCTCAATATGTTTTCTTAGATTGGTTTGACGGTGCAAGAAGAAAAATTAATGAAGATTCATTTATGTTCAGGTATGTTGAATTCATAGCGGAAGGATATTCACAATGACTCAAGAATTTCTTGAAAAAACAGAAGCAGCAGGAAATGTTATTTACACATCAAAAACAGGAGAAAAATTAAACATGGAACCAATACAAGAAAAGAATAAAGATGTTGTTGCAACAATGACATTCCCAGCAGAACAGTTAATGCAAATGATTAATGGTTCTTCTTTGCTTTCAGATATAGTCGTGGAAGCAATTGAGAATTATGATTTGTCTAATTTAGCTGAATTGGTATCTGAGGAGATTGATTGGACTGATAAGGTTACAGATGTTCTTGACAGTATCGACTTAGAAGATTATGTTAAGACTGCAAATATTGCTAATGAAGTATTAGAGTCACTTGACTATAAAGATATTGCTCGAGAAGTAACTGATTATATTGATAAGCCAGACGCTACTGAATTGGCAAATGAATTGCTGTCATCTTTTGATTATCAAAATCAATGCTATACTGGACAATTATTCGTTAAGTCAGTGGAAACAATTATTGAAGGCTTTATGAAAAAGCAATCAGTTACTGTTGTTGATGGGGTAGATGTTGTCAATCGTTCTTTTACTATTAAGGAAATAGTAGAAACATTGAACGCTCTTAACTACACGGAATACAATAAGAATATGCTCATTACATCATTAGCCCTAATTAAATAGAAAGGTATTTATGACTAAGTACATTAAAATATCTAATAGATCAGATAATGTTAGCCGGATAGCCCTAGAGAAATTGGGGCTATCTACTAAAAGGAATGATCCAGATTCAATTGGTCAATTCGGTTCAGGTATTAAATATGCTCCGATTGCGGCATTGAGAAAGGGTTTAGAATGGATATTCACTGGCTATGACAACAAAGGCCCTTACACTCTTAAGTATAAAGTAGAACAAGAGGATGGCGTTGATTGTATTGTTTACGATTATGGTGATTACAAGAAAGCATCTTCGTTTACAATTGATGCTGGTGTATTGAGTTGGGAAAACTCTTTCCAAATCTACAGGGAAGCAGTAGCCAATGCTATTGACGAAGCTAATCTAACAGATACTTCTTGGACAAAAGAAATTGTTGACGAGAAAGACATTGCTCCGGAATTGGGTGTGTTTTCTGTATATATAACAGCATCTCCTGCCCTAATGGATATCTTTAATCATCACAATAAGTACTTTCTGAATGAGAGAGATTATATCTATTCCAATGGAAGTGGTTACAGATCGTTTAATATATATAATGCGTATGATTCAGAGTTCTATGTGTATAGTAAATCTGTTCTTGTTCATTCAGATGAAGAAGTTAGCTGTATATTCAATTACGAATTACAGGCGGTTAGACTTAATGAAATGAGAACCGTTGCTGATGAATGGCAAATGAATTATATGATCTCTAACGGCATTGCTGAATGTAATGACAAAAAAGTTATTGCTAAATATATTCGTTCATCATTACTTGGTGAAGATGTTCATGAGTGGAGTTTGAGCGCGTCTTTAATTTCATCTGCTGATGTATCAAATGTTTGGTGTGATGTATGGCATGATCTTTATGGAGATAATTGCATTATGCTATCCAGTAAAGAATCACTTAGCTCCGCGATTATTCATTTCGTTAAAGAAAAAGGAATGAAGTATCAAATACAGCCAGTGGAATTCATGTATGAGCTTTTGAAGAAAGCAAATGTTGATACATTGGAATCAATCGCCGGTGAGGCAGTCAATTATGATATCGATACGGAAATTGAAAAGTATCCAAAGCTGATCAAGGCAATAGAGATTGCAGCAAGATTTGATAGTGGTATTGCTGAAGAAAGGCATAACATTGCTTGCTTTATTTCAAAGCAAGTAGATGTTGTCTTGGGCCTTACCATTAACAATGGCGCAGCTGGTAAACAAATGTTGATTGAAAAAAATCATATAACCAATGCTCCAATTGAAGAAATTGTGGGTACTTTGATCCATGAATATGATCACTATTCAACTGGCTATCAAGATGGTAATTTCGAAGGCAGAAAGTTTAGGGATTTAGCCGATAGAAGAATTGGTAAATTAATGTGCGAATTCTATCGTCAGCCATTGATTCAATACACAGAGGGCGGTATACATATACCATTAGAAAGCCTTTCTGAATTGGGTAGTGTCAGTTATAAAATTAGCTGGTGCGATCCATTAGATTGCTTCATAATGTCTTTGGGAAAGAAAGCATACAAGATTCATTCAAGTGAAGATATTGCAATAGATTCAACAGCGGTTCCAGTTGATAATGGCACTAAGTTTCTTATTGCTATCCCAGGCTTATTTACGTTTAGTCCTATTGATTAAGAAAAGGAGTACATTATATGTCGGAAAGAACTGGTTGGATAATATTATCCTTAATAATATTGATTGGAGGAATGGCTTTATTTGCCTCTTATTTCATTATGTTGCCAATAATTCTTTCTCTATTGTATATAGGAGGTAAGAAATAATGCCAAAATTTGATGGATACTATATCGTTGAGTTCAGATACGCAATTACTATTGAAGATACAGATACTGTTATGGAAGCTGTTTCTAAGGCCAATCGTATATGTGAAAGGCAACACGGGTTTAAACCAGATAATTGGTATGCAAGAATATTTGAATACAATGTTGGAGAGAAAGTCTCTGGTCATGTTAAAGAATATTTCTACAATCCGAACTCTGCTACTGCAAGAGAGATTACTAAAAACATATCTCACCATAACGATCTAGTGTCTCGTGGCGAAGTCCCATCTGATATAATTGAAATGAACAAAAAAATTATGAATGAAATTGAAGCTGAAGAGATTTAGCTAATTAAATTAATGTGTGATATATTTGATAGAATATTGTTAGAAAGGCAACTATGACTAATCAAAAAGAAGAATCCTTATATACAGACTATGCAATGCAAATAATAAGTGCTTTCGCAAATCGTGATGAACCTGATGCTAAATATGTTAACCTGGCTCTTTTGCTTTCAACATATAAAGATGAATTGGATGATCCAGGCTTTATTCCCGGTATACTGCTTGGTATGCTGGTGCATTGCGAATTGCTCATTGAAATGTTATCGATTGATAATGACGATTCATTTGAAGAATACTTTTCCAGGTATGCATTGCATTATGCGTCTATAAGAGAAGAGCTTTGTGAAATTAAAGCACTCAGCCCTTCATATACGGCGGAATTGATTAAGCAATTTGAAGATCTTTCTGACAACTAATCAACTTTTTTATGGAGGTTATTTATAAAATAAAAAAATTGTAAAGCAATGGTTTAATTTTGTAGGTTGCCGTTGTTTTGCATCTAAAGCTATGCTAATGCGAATAAATCGCAAAACCTAAACTATGGAGGCAAAATGAAGACAAAAGGTTTTTTAATAGGAATAGTAATGAGTGTATACATTGGTATCTTGGGCACAGTTGCCTATAGTGCTAATGTTGAAACTGCAATTGAAGATAAAGTAATGGTACCATTATTTGATACTTCTACTGTGAAGTATAATGATGTTAAGAGTGTTAGGCATAAGATTAGAGATAGTCGAGTGCCTAGTGATCCAAAGAAAAGATGCCCACAATGGGAATCTAAATTTGAAGAATATGGTTTGCCTGTTGATGTATTTTCATATATTGCATGGAGAGAGAGCGGTTGTAATCCAGAAGCAATAAATGCAAAATTTGATTCTAATGGTAAAGTAATATGGACTTTAAATAAAAATGGTTCTATTGATAGAGGCCTGGTACAAATAAATAGTTGCTGGAGGTCAGTAACAAAGAAAGTTTGTGGTACCGGATTAGACGGTCTATTTGATGTAGATTGTAATTTAAAGGTCGCTAAATACCTTCTTGATAATACAGAAGGTAAGTTATTGAATTGGAGAATTCAAAACTAAAGTAACAAGTTTATATACTGGGGGTGATTGCCTTTATTCAATAGAATATTGCGAACCTACTTTTACTCCCAGTATATAATATATGTTTCCGTAGCTTAATGGATAAAGCAACTGACTTCTAATCAGTAGAGTATAGGTTCGACTCCTATCGGAAGCACTAGAAAACGGTATAAAAAGAACTAGGCTAAAGCTTAAACCTTTCTGCCTAAGGGAAATATGCAAATTATAAAAATATGATTCTTTTATAGTTTGTCAAAGTGTCGTGTCTGTTCATTAGTATCCGACTTAATATTTTCTGCCTAGTTCTTTTTATACCGTTTTTTAATATACTCAAGTTCATGATCTTAACAACATCAAAATAACTGGAGTTCAGTAACCAACAGAAAGGAAGTTATGTTATGAAAGCAATTGTGATTAAAGAAAACGATAGTTATGAAATAATTGAAATGGAGAGTTGTGATCTCGACAAATTGCAATCAATTGTTGATGGCTATATTGAATGGATAGATGTTGATCATAATAATCACAGTGGTTATTATATCAATGAAGAAGGCAAGTTTAGCAAGGAAGTTAATAATCTTGCTACTAAATGGTGGCATTGGAATCTTTTGAAATTTAGAGAAACATTGGGAGGCTTTAATGATTTCGTTTCAGGAGATGTTGTTTATACAAAAATAGACGAGACAGGAGAAGAGTGTTCACTAAGTGATGAGGAAATTGAAGAGTTTAAACTTTTCACAATAGCATATAAAACAATGACACAACCAAAGGAAGAAGAATAATATGAAAAAAAATAAAGACAAGTATGCAATTATTATTCTAAAAGATAATTCAGTAATTCAAGTAAGAACTCTGAACTCAACACAGGAGTATGCAGTTGAACAAGCAAAATTAATTACAAAGTATGGAGCAGGTAAATTTGACAATGTAATTGTTTATAAAACAGTAGAGCATAAGTCATGAATGATAAAGATATAATTGTAAAAATAATAAAAATAATTACACAGCCGGGTGAACTTATTACTGATGGTGAATGCCTCGATGAAGTATGGGGAATGCTAAAAGTTAATGGGTATGACCCTGATACATATAAAGAGAATGATTGAGGAGTGTTTATGAGTGTAGATAGTGAAATATCTTTATGCCCAATGTGTGAGTTTGATAACTCTCCTCTTGGGGAATTAGGAAATAAATTACATTACTCTTGTAGAGTGTGTGGTACTGAATGGTCGGAAACTAAACAAGAAAAGGAAATTAAATAACATGCCATTGACATATGATATATCAAAAATTGAAATGTACAAAGATAACTTTGATATTGCTTATCAAGAGTATCAACAGTTTGGTGAGAAATACACAGATGTTAAACCTAGACTTAAAGGTTTGATATTTTCTGGCGGAATGGTTGCTCTTGGTTCAATTACTTATAAAAATGTAAGTGAATGGTACGCAAGATTGAAACTGTGTGAGGAAATATATGGCGCATACCTTACATCAGAATATGTAAAAGAAACAGATAATTATGAAAACAAGCCATTGGAAGCAAAAGAATTGGTTAAGTATATTGGTTTAATTACAAACCATTCTTCTATTACAAGAAGTCAATGGGTTAAGAATGTAAAGCGTAATCAAACAATTGATCTTACGGCTTCACAAATGGAATATCGTTTAAAGAAACTAGAAGAAGAATTCCAAAGAGAGGTATTTAAATGAGTATTAAACCTAGTCAGGCACAGAAGTATCCAAAAGTTTCAGATTGGTATGAAACAAATGTTGTTGAACACCGAGAGAATACGCCATTTGATAAATGGCATATCGAAGCTGTTTATTTTGAAGCAGATGCAGAATACAATTATGGAATAGATAAGAAACAGATCATGGGCGGTGCATATCAAAGGGTTGAAATTACTGACAAACTAAATGGTAATTTCTGGGAGAATGCATTTCTTGGTGAAACTGCTCATCAAGATATTGAAAGATGGGCTAATGATATTGTTACAAAAATAAAATATGGGAAGGTTAAATCATGAAAACATTAGATGAACTAAGCACTGATCTTGATGTGTTTGAATATGTCAAAGATCATCTTTTAAAACAAAAAGCAAGATCAATTAATCCTAACACTGATGAATGTCTTTATCGATATGATGTAGGTTCTGGACATTTAGATGTTATGCAATGTGCTGTTGGTTGTTTAATAAAAGAAGAATTCTACAGTGATGAGTTTGAAACAAAATCAGTGAGAGATCCATGGGTATATGATGCCGTTTATAAATCAGTTAGTCATTGGAAAGTTAATACTGTTATGCTAGAGAAATTACAAGTCATTCATGACAATGTACCTGTTGAAGATTGGGAAGATTCGCTGAATGACTTTGATCAAGACGATGATGTTTTTGATGAAAACGGCATGTTTATATGTAATGATTAAAAAACTAATGAAAGGATAACAAATGAGCGCAATAACAGTGTATGAAACAAAATTTGATGTAGGAGAAGACATATCTTCTCCTGAATTCTATTGTGAAGGTCAAACATCAAACTTAGTAATGACAGTTACCAATGTTGATCTCAAAGATAAGTTTATTGCTATCTATTGTGATGGTGATATGCGTCTTGAACACAATGGAGAAACAATAACTGATTGTTGGGAATTGCGAAACAATGATATTAATAACGATAGTGATCTAGCAGATGTCTTTGATGAAGTTGAAGAGGGTTCGCAAGTAATTATGAATCCTTGGTTTGACCTTTATGATCAAGATGGAAATCATTTAGATATGGTTTTCCACGATATCTATCTAGCTATGGATGAAGCAAAGAGTATTCTTTTCAAGATGCAAAGAAAGGAATATGATGAGCGGAATTAGACATGGAGATATCCATAGAAAAGAACATCACTTTATTGTAAAGGGATGGATTGATAAAGAAGACAAAATTAATTTTGATCTAGATCTTGAAAATGTTGAAGTCTTTTACCCCACCCCGGTCTTTAATATGGGAACTGGTGAGTGGATAAAGCTAGAGGAAGGCAAAATTATGGAAGAAGATACAAGGATATTACAAATGCTACAAGAAAGATTGGATATTAATAATGGCAACTAAAAAAGCTGCAGTTAAAGTAGACAAAAAGACAGAGCAAGAGCAATTGATCCAAGGAGCGATTAACGGTAATTATAGTTTATTGATTCCTTGCAAAGATGCTGAATTTGTTTATGTAAGGAATCCTCTCACAGGTCAGATTGCTCATTTTCCAACTGATAAACCTGAGTTTGTCTCTTATGTAAAAGAATTAGCAGACCTTGGGCTGAATGATAAATTAGAAAAAGATTTCCTTGATTTAGGTACGCTTAATGATACGAAATGGCTACAGGTTTTGGATTTCTTAAGAGTACAGGAAGCATTGGTATTTTAATATGACAACTGTAAAGGAAGCAGTAAAGATGCTCTCAGAGTATTTAGATCAAGATGAGGAAATTTGTATCGCATGGTGGTCTAAAGAATTGTTTGAGCATGGTAATCAAGCAGCAATAAAAGAAGAAGCTTGGGGAAAGGTTATATCTGAATTTGATGGTATGACTGAGTATTACCAAAGTTTAATATACGACATAATATCACTAACAATAACCGAAAATGGAGGATGGATTGATAATGAATAAGGAAAATATAAATAAATTAATTGAAGCAATTAAGTTTGATGGGAAGACAAAGTTTAATATGTCTGTATTCCTTGGAAAACTTACTGGTGATTATTCAGAATTTGAAGTATTCAATCGTGGTCGATTGGCTAGTGAATATGAAGCAAGTAGAATTACTTCTGTCATCCCAGGTACTGATATTTTTAATTGTACCTCAATGGGTTGCATTGCAGGTTTTGCTACAGCAATTGCTAATAATTGGAAAGCACCTGAATGGTTAATTGATGATGAACCTATGGCACATATAAATATGTTTGAGCAAACATCAAATGAGTTTTTAGGATTCACATATCACGAAGGAAGAAACCTTTATTACGGTGATGATCGTTGTATTTGGAAATGGCTGATGGAAAATGAGCCATATACATATCCTGATCTACTATTGGAAGAATATGGTGATTTAGATTCTGCTAATGAAGAGGGAGCAGAATGGGATGATGAAAATGTTTCTATTGACTTTAGTACTATTGATTATCTTACAGCAGTAGATGTATTGACTAGAATTATGAATGAAGAAATTGGCTTAGCTGATGATTCTGGTTGTCCTTATTATATCGAAAAGGAAGCAGTAGTGTCATGAGTAATCCATATTGGAGAGGCATGGTTAAAGATGCAATTGGTTGTGATGATAACTATGCCGATATTCTTTTAGAATATCAATATAAAGTATCTAATGGCCCGGATTTCTCTGAAGCTAATGAAGGAGAATTGGATAAGTATTGGAAGTCAATACATCTAATGTATCAGGAAGATAAAGATATTATGGATACTCGTACTAATGGTCAAATGTTAGAAGCAATTCTAGATATAACATTAGAATTACAGGATGTAACTGATCAGCGTTTTAATTACATGATTGACGACCAGAATAAAGTTGTCTTAGATGAGTTTGCTGTAAGGCAAATTGTTAATTCAATAAAAACTATGAAAGCAGGGGTATAAATATGGAAGTTGTTGGAAGAAAGATAGTAGCAGTTAAATTCTTGGATAAGAAAATTGTTGAAAAAGAATATTGGGGTGATAGTCCACATACAGGTGTTGCTTTAGTTCTTGATGATGGTTCAGTTATTTATCCATCTCAAGATGAAGAAGGTAATGGGCCAGGCGCTCTATTTGGCATGAATAAAGAAATGACGGAAAGCTTTTATATTATGCCAATTAGTCCGTATTACCCTAATTAACCTTTAAAAACGAAATCACAGGCTTATAGATACAAATGGAGGCATTTTGAATGAGTTCAGCATCAAGACAGAATCAGTATTATTACCGATCAAAGGAAAGGATGAAGCATGATGAAGAATTCAGAAAAAGCTATAACGAAAAAAGAAGAAACCGTAAATCTACTCGTTTAAAGAGAAAGCTGGAAAATGTCGGTTTTGATATAAACAAGATCGATTCTGGCTTGTGTTGCTATATAGATTGCACAACGGTTTTGAGTAAATATAATAATGAATCCTGCTGTAGCAAACATCAAAGGATAGTTGTTAAGAATGGGTTTTATGAAGTTTTAGAAAAAGAGCGTTTTGTTAAACTTGAAAGTAGGGATTTATGACAAATTATGTTTATCCAAAAAATTGGCTTGAAACTGACCAATATCAATACTCTGTTATTCGTGAATACAGGGATAGTGGAGATTGGCAAATCTGGGCGTATTTTGGTACGAATAAGAGTGACTTTGTGAAATCTTATAAAAAATTAGAACATGCCCGGGCCTATTGTCATAAGTTGGCAATGGATCTATATTGGGAAAGGCAAATATATCGTAAACAGAAAGTTTGCGCGGGGGTGTGAGTAATGTTAATAAGTTTTATATTCGGATTATTCGGGGCTATCATAATAGCCCTGCTTATTGGAAGTTGAGGTAATAATGAAAGTAATACTTGGTACCATTTTGGCTTTGTATGTTGCCATACATTTTTATACAAAGAAAGGTGTGGATAAATATAACAACTATGGCAGGCAGAAAAGGCATTATCACAAGCATTTAGAAAAGGATTAATATGATCCCGGAAAAGGAGAGGAGATTAGTTATGGCTATGGAATTGACTTTAGAGGAAATTGAATCTGGTATTGCTTTGGTGCGGGGTTTTGTTGAAGATATTGAACATACTCGTATTGGGTTGGTAATTACAAGTCATCCTGATTATTCGCAAATTTATGGTATTCTCGATAATTTGCGGGAATTGGTAAAAGAATATAGAACAGATTTAGGTAATGAATATGGTCATACACATGATACTAGTGATTGGTTTGATATGACTATCAGACCTTTCGGGAAATGATTGGAGATTAGATTATGGACAAAAGTAAATACAGAGTTATAAAAATGGATGCGGTTAAGGTATATGAAGATATCGAAACTGGTGAATTCTTTTATGATCAATGCTTTGAATGTGACAAAATGTTGAATGAAGAAGAAGCTGCATTTGGTCATGATTGTGAGTAACAAAATAGGCCAATTTAACTAACTATTATCCCCAATATTATTTATAAATAATACTAAGGATAAATATATACATATCGATCGGAAGGTGACGAAAAAATAATGACTAACCAGGTAGATGAAATGCAAAAGGAATTAACTCTTCTATCTTTAGAAATTCAGGAAATTGAATTTAAAATGGAAGAGCTATGTAAGGATTATGGGCGGAATGAAGGAGTGCTTTATTTCTTTGATAAAGTATTGAATAAAAAAACAATGATGTTCCTAGATCTGAAGATAAAGATAGAGAAAGCCCTAAGTCATCCTACTTACCGGGATGATATAGGAAAAGAAAACGGGGATAACATAGTGTCTTTGTTCAGAGATAAGGAATGATACCAGACCACCTTAATAGATAAAGGAATATTGTTAATGGAATAACCCTCTGATCCAATAACAGAATAGATCTGGAAAATACCCAAAAACCTATAGAGTTAGTAAGTTCTATGTTCCACTTCTGTTGTTATATATTCTAATAGAAACCAGTTCATATCATGTACATATCATTCTCATACCATATGGATATCAATAATATATAGTTGATATATCACCAGAGATAAGCCCAGGAATAGGCCTTAAAATAGCTTATTCTTGGGCTTTTTTTTGTCTAAAATGCCCTAATAAATAGATATAAATAGGCATAAATATAGTTAAAAGTTGATCAAAATGGTCAACAATTGGGTAAAATCCGGGTAAAAAGGCTCATAATTAGTAACGTCTGTCTATCCCCTATAGATAATAGAGATATAACACCTTTCAACCCGGTTTGATCTATTTATTTATCTTATTATCCTTCTTATTGTGGTCTTTTATATGGCCTTCAATAATCGGGGGTTAAATGTGTCTGTATACACACTGATAGATGGCTTGATTACATCCTTGTAATTTACTAAGACTGATCACTGAATAGATCCAGCCTTTGATCGAGCCTTTGATCCCCCCTAAAAAAATTTGTCCCCAGCCATCTAGTAAATAAATATACATTTGTATAAACATATATAAATAAATAATCATAATTAGTAATTGTATTAAAAATGTTGATAAAAACATATAAATAAACGCGGGTGTACAAATGCAAATACATTTGGATTTGGACCACCCGCCCTTTATATGAATAGAGATTGAGAATTTGTACTAAATTGAGATTTGTATAGGTCTCCAAATAGGTGTTGTTCACGGTGCGCCTAGCACAAAGTGAACAACACCGAAAAAGGGGCTACGGCGTTTGCCGTAGCCCCTTATCCAGTAACGCTTATGCGAGATTACTTTTTGCGCTTAGCCTTGACGGGCTTAAGCGTTACGATCATCTCGCCATCAGTAGTCCAAAATACTGATGTCTCGCGTCCGCAGGCTTCGGAAGCCTTCGCGACACGGTTGCGCCAAGTGTTTTTGTGATTGACAAACTCATCATCTGATGGGTCACCTTGCGCTGGCTCGTACTTAAAGCCTTCGCCCAACACGGTTGGGTCAATCGCCTCAATCTCGTTTTTTAATACGAGATCCAAAACGCCTTGCCTACCCCGTTTAACCAAATTGGTTAGATCGGATAGGTTAATTTTACGGTCTGACATTGTATCCCCTTTTGTTTATGCGCCAACGGGATGTTGGCGACATCAATCACTATATCAAACACAATATGAGACCGTACTCAATTCGAATAGGCCTTGCGACCCTTATGGCGGTTGTGCAACTTGTGCTAGGCGCACCGTTGCACCACCGCGTATCTTGAGAGATTAGAAATTTGTATTAAAAATATACGACATGAGCTCTCACTCCGGCTGTTGTTCACGGTGCGCCTAGCACAAAGTGAACAACAGCGAATAAAGGGCTACGGCGTATGCCGTAGCCCTTGTATCCTTGTAGTTGTGGGAGATACAACTACTTGCGCTTGCCCTTGACTTTCTTAGCCTTGAGCGTCACGACCATTTCACCCTCGGTAGTCCACAACACGCTTGTTTCGCGCTGTACCGCATCGCTTGCTTTCGCAACACGATTACGCCAAGTGTTCTTATGGTTGAGGAAGTCATCGTCACTCGGGTCGCCCTGAGCGTCAGGGTAAATGAACCCTGCCCCGACTTCGTTCGGGTCAATTGCTTCTATCTCAGCCTGTAGTTGTAGGTCAACTACACCCTGCCTGCCACGCTTGACCAAGTTGGTCAAGTCTGCCAAGTTTACTTTCATAGGTATCTCCATTCACTATTGCGCCAACGGTATTGTTGGCGACACAATTACTATATCCAATGGCATGAGAATATGTATTCAATATATTTATATCTTTACATCCAATCAGCGGTTGTACAACTTGTGCTAGGCGCACCGTCGCCCCACCGCCAAATGGTGATCGGAGTTCAGGGCAAAAAAAAACCCCCCAAGCCCGAAGGCTTGAGGGGCTCGCTGGAGAAGCGATCTTATGGATATATCTTACGGGGCTTCCCAATGGTTAGCACCGCAACTACTTGCCCACTCTTTATATCGGGCAGGATATCCTGGGTAGGGGCGAAGTTTATTGACAACCGCTTACCTTGACTAGCAACGGTAATACGGGCACGAAGCTTCTGCCGTTCGTTTTGGGTATTTTTCACTGGGCGTTCAGTAACGACAACGGCAGTGGTCTGTGTAACCGCTTTAGTGCATTTTTTCAGATAAGGGTCTGCTAACCGTTTTCTTTTCATAATGCTCTCCAATGTTTCTACTGATCCAGGCTTTACTTTTTTCATGGCTTCTCCTTATCAGCGGGGTAGGGTAATCGCTGATAGATATAACCTTACAATATGAGATGAGAATATGTATTCAATATGCTTGTGAGCTGTACGCCTTTCTGCTGGAGTGCAACTTGTGCTAGGCGCACCGTTGCCCCACCGCCATTCAGCGTGTGAGATGTGAATGTGTACGAAATATATAGGTACATCATGTGCTGAAAGGCTGGTGTTGGGCATGAAAAAACCCCCTCGCACCCGAAGGCACGAGGGGGAAGTTTCATACTGCTTTCTCAAGGTAGCAGTCACCGTGTACTGTCCAGCGGACAGATACTGGCTTGATAGCGGGGTGAGTGCGTATCTGGTGCTCAACACTCCGCTTGTATTTACGGCACTCTTCACCGTCTTGCTGGAATATCTCACGGGGTATCTTGAGAGCCTCAATGATTACCCCGTCAGTCTTGGGTATCCGTAGGTCTGCTACGGCGTGCAGGATCTCTTCCAGTAATTGCGGGCTCATTAGTTCTCATCACTCTCATCATCAGCAAACATTGCATCCCAACACTCAGGGTGAGTGCCTGAGATCATCTGCTCGCGAATGTCTGCCGACAATGTTGGGAAGGCATACTGGATTAGTTCGCCATTCTCAACCCGCTGTTTACCAGCGAAGTATTCTGAGGCGGACATTGTAACCTTCCCCATCTGTCCGCAATGATGGCAGGTCTCGGTAAGCACCGTTACCATATCTACGCTTATTGACATTGTATCTCCATTCTGTCGTGTCAAGCGGGAATGCTTTGACAGAATGAACCTTACCGAATGAGATGAGAATATGTATTCAATATGTTTGTGAGCTGTAAGCCTTGTCGCTGGAGTGCAACTTGTGCTAGGCGCACTGTCGCCCACCAGCAGAATGTGAAGAGAATTTTTATATGCATTAAATATTGAGAAATGCTCAGCACAGTCCGGTCGGGGTTCTCCCCCCGCCCGAAGGCGAGGGGAGAGTTGGAAGGAACGATCACTCTACGAAGTAATCCAATTCCTCAATTGAGCCTTGAACATCTGTGAACAACTGCTCAATGTCGCTCAACTTGTCCTGCAAGTCACCGATGAACTCTTTACGCAAGGCAACCTTCATGTCCAACAAGATGCTGAGCATCTGGGCATCCATCTCGCTTTGGCTAATGAAGTTGTTTTTCAGTTGCTTGGCAACTTTAACAACTGAATCGTAGGCGACTGTAAGTGCCCCTGGAAGTTCTGTTCTGTATGTCATTGCTATCTCCTTGTCAAGGGGGAATGGGTTGTCCTTGACATCTCTTACATTACCCGATGAGGTGAGAATGTGTATTCAATGTGAGAACATGCCATACGCCTTCCTGCTGGAGTGCAACTTGTGCTAAGCGCACCGTTGCCCACCACCGTTCAGCATGTGAGGTGTGAATGTGTATGAAATATATGGGCATAGTATGTGCTGAAACGCTGGTGTTGGGACAAAAAAAATCCCCCCAAGCCTTTCGGCTTGAGGGGACTGGGAGTGGAAGTTACTTGCCTTGCTCGGCAATCTTGCGCTCGTAGGACTTGAGCATGACTGCCAGTCCGTTCATTGCGCTTGCGTTGCCTTGCTGAGTAGCACGGTTCAGCGCTGTTGCGAGAACCATGAATTGTTCCTCAAGCGTCATTTTCGTCACGGGGTGACTAACGCGCAAGGGTTGTTCTGTTCGTTTCATTGTTTCTCCCTGCCAGCGGGGTTAGGAGTATCGCTGACAGAATGAACATTACAGGATGAGAGAGGAATATGTATTCAATGTAGGGATACCCTGTAAGCCTTTCCGCTGGAGTGCAACTTGTGCTAAGCGCACCGTTGCCCACCATTCATCTTGTGTAGCAAGAATGTATTAAACAAGGAACATTTGGCTGCACAGTATGAATGGAGTTCGGGCACAAAAAAATCCCCCAAGCCCGAAGGCTTGGGGGACTGGATTGCTTGTCAATCGTTGTATATCTTGTAGCGGTCTTGCTCTTTCTCAAGACTATGAAGCCTCTTGAGAACATCTTGCCTTACGGCTGTGAACAATTCCAACTCTTTATCAGCACGGAGTGCCTGACAGCGCAGGCGTGACCACACCCGTGCGTTCATTACATCCTTGCTGTGAAAGATACCGATTACATCGCCAACCTTATCCATGAAGTTGTCATACTCATGGTGAAAGACGACATAACTAGGCTCTGAGTCATGCTGTCTAGGAACAGTATGTATCTCAAAGTAATTCCCATCGGTACAGAGGCTCTGTACCGTACCGCTACCATTTACTTCCCAATGTTGCATTGGTTCCTCTCTGTCTTGGCGGGTTGCCTTGACAACAACTACCTTACAGAATGAGAAGGAAATGTGTATTCAATATGATAATACGTTGTAAGCCTTATCATTGGAGTGCAACTTGTGCTAAGCGCACCGTTGCCCACCACCGTTCAGCATGTGAGGTGTGAATGTGTATGAAACATACGGGTACATCATGTGCTGAAAGATTGGTGTTGGGGCAACAAAAAAACCCCAAGCCTCGGGGGTGAGGCTTGGGGTCTATTTGCTGGGGATTATTGCTTGGAGCCGAATATATCCTCAAAGGTGAGGGGTTCAGCGCCCGCCCTCATCATCTCCGCTTGGCTCTGTAAGCAGAGTTCGGCAACCAAATCCCTTTGCTTGTACAGGTCAAGGATTTGGTAGTGCTGATCTTCGAGGCGTGTCTTGTACTCTTGCTTCGCCTCTACTCGCCCGATTGCCCAGCCGATCACGACACACGCGGTGCCGAACACGAATAGGCAAAGAGCCATTGTGTATTCGTTCATGTCTCCCTCTCTGTCAGGGCGGGATCGCCTTGACACAATGAACATTATCAAATGAGAGCCAAATGTGTATTCAATATGGAATCATGCTGCAAGCCTTATTGTTGGAGTGCAACTTGTGCTAGGCGCACCGTCGCCCACCAAGCACACAGCATGTGTCGGCTCATGGATATTAAAGATGTGAGACCTATGTGTGCTGTGTGCATGGTGTTCGGGGCAAAGAAAAAGGGGAGGAGCCGAAGCCCCTCCCCTCTCTGCTTACTTGCGTAGGTATGTCTTGACCATGGTGACTGCGCCCCAGATCACCATGATCATCATTGCCGTAAGCGGGTCAATGTTGATATCCATTATTCATCTCCTTTCATGTGTTGTAGGAATAAAGCCCCGAAGGGTCTTACATCAAGTCCTTCGCCATCTGACTGATGACCTCTGCACGAGCCTTGAGATCAACCAACAGGATCGTTGCCTCGTTGATCGCAGTGGTCAAGTCCTCCTTGATCGACTCAAGGCGGATAACATCACCAATCTGATCAAGGCCAATTGCAGTGGACATGCTGGTATCGTGTTGCTGTGCAACTTCGGCAACCTGTGATAGCCAACCGAAGCAGTGAGACACTCGCGCCCCTGCTAAACCCTCGGCCTTCATGCCTTGTGTATTCATTGTTCTCTCCTTGCCAGAGATGACTGGGCATCTCGTTGGCAAATACAATGTATCAAATAAGTCGCAAATATGCATTCAATATAAATACATCCCCTCACCCAACAAACGGTTGTACAACTCTGTGCTAAGCGCACCGTTGTACGACCGTCAACCTTCTAGGGATTGACCCCCTCCGACAGAGGAAATTAACAACAACAAAAAATGCAAAGTAACACTCATAAAATGTGTACTAAAATTTTGGATAGGAAGGTTCAGGGCGGGTATAGGAGTATAAAAGTTTGGGGGAGAATAAAAAAGACCGCTACACATGCACATGCCCCTGGGGTTGAGCCCAGAGGCATCTGCACCTATAACGGTCCTAAGGTTAGCTTTCGCTGCCTCTATCAGTATACATAGATAGATATTTGCGGGATAGTAATAATGATTGGGTCTATTTACGGGTGTTCCGGTAGAAGCCGGATCCTTTGAGTTCAATTACGGGAGGGGAATAGATTTGTTTGCGGGGATTCCC